ATGAGAAATAATATTTTAGTCAATTCGCAACGCATGTTTGAACACGCATGTGCGTTTTGCGACTGCGCTAAGTTCTGCGAAGTAGAGCCTAATAGTATTGAATACAGAATGCGTTCACACACAGTGTCAGGAATTGTTAATTCTGCATTTGCATGTGAAGTATTTATTAAAACATTACTAGTTTATCATGGTAAAGGTGTTGAAGATATAAAATGCCATAAGTTAAAAACATTGTGGAAAGAATATAGAATGTTGGACTATGATACAGCAATACTTGTAGAGGAAAGGATTAAAAGATGGTTTAATTCTAAAAACGAAAATATTTTTAATGAATTATTAAATCAATCCTCTAATGCGTTTGAATATTGGCGATATATTTATGAAAAACAAAACGGAAATATTAATATCAATTTTTTGCGAGGTTTTAGATATATATTGAGAGAGGTATGCTGTAGACAACTGTTTAGCATGTCATGGGAAAAATATAAAAATAGAGATTAAATATATAATTTTTCATTATACAGGAAATTGATTATTTTAGGAGTAAACAAATGCGAAGAAATGAGGGGCGGGAGACATGGCATAGATTGCTTGAATGGGACAAAGGGCAGGCTGCTGCAGAGCGTTTGGCAGCAGTGATATTATTGAATGAGGGGTTTCGTGGTGTTGATCCATCTCATCCGTTAGGCGGACGAGATGGGCTTAAAGATATGGTACTATCGGATAATGGCAGTAAATGGATAGGGGCGGTATACTTTCCACGAGGTCAACAAAATTTTTTAGATATAAAAACAAAGTTTCTTCATGATATTACGGGTGTAAAACAAAATTATGCAAACGGAATGGTTTTTTTACTAATCAAGAATTACGTCTATCAGAAAGAAAAGAACTGACAGAATTAGCTCCACAAATCGATATTCAGCTATATCATCTGGAAAGAATATCTACGTTATTAAATTCTCCAGCTTATTATGGAATTCGTATGGAATTCTTGGAGATTGACATGAATAAAGAAGAACAAGTGTCTTTTTTTGCCTCTTATAATCAAAGAATGTCAAGTATAGAGGGAATATTAGAGAGATTAACTAGTAGTTTAGACAGTGAAAAAACTTTTTCACAAATAATAGTTTTAAACCAAGAAAAACTACAATCTGATTTGGATGAAGATTGGGCCTATGAAACTGAATCACGAACGATAGAAGAAATTACAGATGCAATAAGAATGTTTTTAGATAAAATATGGTTTGATAGACACTTATCATTGAAATACCGTATAGAAAACGGTATAGAGACAGTAAATCCAGAGATTTGGGAAGGCGCATTAAAATCCGCACAGAAAGTAATTGATAAATATGGAGAAGATAATCTAGGGCCATATAGTGATTTTGAGTGGGGAATGCTCAACGGTAAATTATCAGCATTAAGATGGGTACTAGGTGATGAATGGGTTATGCTCGATACATAATAAACATTTATTGGAAATTCTAATAAATACCCGTAGTAGTAACACATCCCCATTCTTACTACTTTTGATGGCCTTAATATGCCGCATTTTGCCATGTTTTGCCCATTCTGTGATTGTTTTAACAATCCAAACGGCAATTATATACCAGGCAAAATAGGGCAAACTAATGCAAATCAGGAGAACTTTAAAATATGATAAAAATACTATTCGTCTGCCACGGCAGGGTGAACGGACTACCGAATGTGTTGGTAAAAGTGCCGCAGAACCGGGCATAGTACGGCAGTCATAGTGCCGCGGAACTACCGAAAGACTACTTCTTGGGCGAGTTAAATGGGATTGTGTAGAAGTAATCGTTAAGAGGGTATATATAGAAGTGAACCCCTTTAGGGAATCGTTAGAAGGGGGTTACGGGGAGAGTACTACAGGGGAGAATTAAGTGAATATTTGAGAGGAACGTCCTGCAGGTGTGGGGCGTTTTTATGTACGTCATGTGCAAGTATAGACTTCGACTAGCCAAAGTGATAAAATAAATTATCTTCATTTGCAAAGGAAGGGAATAGTATGGCGGGATGTACTTGTGAAAATTGGACATTAGAAGATCTGTCCAATGCATTAAGAGATATGCATAAAGATAACAAAAGAATTGTTGTCCCGATGTTTCAGCGTGGTAAGCGCTGGAAAAAAGGACAAGAACAAAAATTTATTGATTCCTTAATCAAAGGCTATCCGGTAGGAACAATGTTGTTTTACGAGACATATGAAGATAACAAGCGAACTTATATTTTAGTCGATGGTCTTCAAAGGGGCAACAGTATAAAAAAAATATATGACTAATCCAACAGAATTCTTCTATGATGATAATATATCTGATGAATTTTGTTCAAGCATCTTAAAAATAGTAAAGAATACTGGAGAAGAAAAAAATGCAGTAATTCGTGCTATTCTTACAAATTTTATAAAAGAGCAAAAGACTTTTAAAAACTTACAATACTATTCGGTCGCGATGCAGATATCTAAGGAATTTAATGCGGGATATGAACCTGTTGGAAAATTGATAGAGGTTATACAAGCGTTCTTTGAGGAACGTCAGGCATTATATGATAAAATTGCTGGTACAGTTATTCCGGTTATTGTCTATACTGGTGATGAAAATAATTTGCCTGAAATATTTGACCGCATAAATTCGCAAGGAACGCCTTTGGATCAATACGAGGTATATGCTGCGGCTTGGCCGATTAAGAAGAAATATACTATAAGCAATAATGAAATCATAGAGCATGTTATAAAGAAATATGATACATTTACGGAGGATAATTATAAGATTCACGGATATAACCGGGAAGAGATGCGCAGTAAAAAGCAGGTAAATGCTTTTGAGTATTTGTTTGGCTTAGGTAAGTTTCTTGCGCATAAGTACGATATATTGAGTTTTAACACTGCTTTGGCAGATGATACTGTAAATCCAATAGCCTTTGAATTAGTGAATGCATGTTTAAATGATTCAGATAAGATTAAAGTATTATATAAAAATTTTGCGGACACAGACATCGATGCTTTTGAAAAAGCTCTTTGTAGTTCCATAGATTTCGTTAATCAGGCTATTTCGGTAATTACTAAATTTAAGGGAAATAGTCGAAGCGGGAATAAAAAATTCCATTCTAAATACCAAATTATGTCTATGATATCTACAACATTCAAAGAAATGTATTCTGATAATAATTATGATGTATTATCCGATACTTGGGACGAGCGAAAAATGATAATATCTCGTAATTTGCTTCAGTACTATGTGTATGATATCATCACGAATTATTGGAGTGAGGGTGGAACAAATAAAATTCATAGTGCTGCAAAACCAAATCGATATGCTGTCGAAATATCAAGCCGAGCTTGGAGAGTTGCATTGGAGAGTTTTTTTGAGCGTTCAATGCTTCGTACTGAGCGAAAAAATATTGCAAATCCAAAGAGTGAAGAGTATGTTATTCTAAACTGTATTTACTTAAATACGTTTACTGCGATGGATCAATTGTCAGTGGATAAATTTGATGTGGAGCACATTGCACCAAAGGAACAAATGCGAAAATTGATAGAGGCCTGTAAAGGGGATGGTCTGCCAGTTAGCTGTATAGCAAATTTGTGCTATTTGCCAGAAAAAGCAAATAGGAGTAAAGGAGCGAAAAATTTTTATCAGGATAAAAAGTACCTTGTTCATATTGATCTGAACGAGGTAGAAAGCAAATATAGTTTTACAGAAGCAGAAGATCTTGAATGGATGGATATGCCGTATGAACAACCAGAAGACTTTAATGTTTTGAAAGAATACTATACGGACTATTGTACAAAGCGGTTTGAAAAAATGAAGCATCTGTTTTGTGAGTCATTAGGAATCGAATATGATGATTATACAGAAGAAAATGACAATGATACAGTTATTGTTATTCCCGAGCAAGTTCAGACAAAAGCAAAGAAAAAGAAAGTGAACTTTTCAGAAAAGTGTGTAGTTAGGCTTGCAGAACATGTATCAGATGAATTGATAAAAGTTGGAAGAAATGCATATGTTACATCTGATGGCAAAAAGGGATTCTTAATTACAACATCGAGAATGTATAATAAAGGCGGGCGAGAACGATATTGGTTTGCGTATAGAAAAAATCCGCTGAAAGCAATCAGTGATATTGATGAACAATATATTGTTTATGGCTGTAAAGATGAAAATACTATAGTTGTTATGCCGGTAATGCAATTGGAAAAATATAAAGAAAACATGCGAGTATCCTGGGATGAAGAAGGAAATATTACTCACTGGCATGTAGAATTCTATAAAGATAAGGATAATCATTTTACTTGGATGATGTCTAAACCGATCAGTCATGAAATAGATATTGACAAGTTTTTAATTTAGGTACGGAGGATAAAATGGCTTGGGAAAAGAATATTACAGGAGTTGCTGAAGGCAGCTATAGAAGTTTAAATGGTGCTGCAGATGAAAGTATTTTTCAAGGAAGAGCAAGCAAAGCGGGATATTTTTGTTTCTTTAAGGTGTGGAGAGACATGCCATATGATGCGGTTCTTGATCATGCTGGAAATTTATATCGTGTAGAAGTAAAAGGTTCCAGTGGAGATCATTTTGTAGTTACCCGTGGAGGAAGGGCAGGCCAGCAAATAGTAAGAGATCCTGATGTTGACAGAACCAGGATAATCGAGAGAGAAGATTGTGATTTTGTAGTTGGCATAGACAGCAATAATGGGGATTGTTACATCATTCCAACTGATATTATAGAAATAATTGGAATTGCAAATTTATCACAGCGCGCTGTTCAAATATTTCGTGAAAAATGGGAATTGTTTAAGTTTAATGATGGTACTGCAGAAAACACATATAGAATGAGTAAAGAAAATACAAGAGATGGCTTATGCAGATTGGAATTAGAACAGGTTCAAAAAGTTGCACAAACATTAAATATAGCAATTCCAACAGAAAGTATTACAATAGAAGGCCATAGGCGTATGTTGGATGATGAAAAGGAAAAGACAATTTATTCTATATGGAAACATTTGGCTGAGTTGTGATTTTGGAAGGAGCGAAGTTGAAATCTAAACTTCGTTCTTTTACTCTAGATATATGCTGCGAAAATGCAGCAAATATATAAAAAAGTTGATAAAATGCAGCAAATATGGTATCTTTTTATAAAAGAGGTGTTACTATGTCTAATCTAGGGAAGAGACTGAAAGATTATCGTGAAATGCTTGGATTAACCTTAAAACAGGTAAATGAGCAAACCGGCATTACAAATTCGCGATTAAGCAAAATAGAACGAGGACAGTTGGTTTGTCCTCCGGCAGATTTGAAAAAATTAGCGAGGATATATGAAGTAAAGTTGATATCACTATACCTTGAAGCGGGGTATATAGACAATGGTGATTTAATGGAATATCAGCTATTTTTCAAAGGTATTAATGAACTGGATGATGAAGAAAAACAACATATACAAAAACAAATTGATTTTATAATATCAAGAAAAAGAAATAGTGAAGATATAGAAGGAGGACAAGGATTATGCAATTTAGATTAGGAGAATTATTCTGTGGTCCTGGCGGTATCGGATGGGGAGCAGCTCATGCGGATATAGGAAATGATAATTTTAGAATAGTTCATCAGTGGGCAAATGATTTTGATGAATCAACTTGTCGTACTTATATAAGAAATATATGTCCAGAGAATCCAGACAGTGTTCACTGCGAAGATGTTCATATACTTGATTTGACACGTTTAGGGGCTATTGATGCACTCGCCTTTGGCTTCCCTTGCAATGATTTTTCACTTGTAGGTTCTAAGTTGGGATTTAAAGGAAAATATGGACCTTTGTATACTTACGGAATAGAGGTATTAAGAATATACCGTCCTATGTGGTTTTTAGCAGAAAATGTTGGCGGTTTGAGAAGTGCTAACGAAGGAAAGGCTTTCGATAAGATATTATCAGATATGAAAAATGCCGGGTATCGGATCTATCCTAATTTATATAAGTTCGAAGAATACGGTATTCCGCAAGCCAGACATAGAATTATTATTGTTGGTATCAGAGAAGACCTGCCATATGAATTTAGAATTCCGGCACCGACAGGAGAAATGAAGACCTGTCGACAGGCAATTGAAGAACCACCGATTCCGGTAGATGCATACAATAATGAACTAACAAAACAGTCGGCAAAGGTTGTGAAAAGACTGAATTTGATTGGACCAGGACAGAATGCTTGGGATGTGGATTTGCCGGATGATTTGAAGATTAACACTAAGACTAAAATTAGTACAATCTATAAGAGACTTGATCCAGAAAAGCCATCTTATACAGTAACTGGTTCGGGCGGCGGAGGAACACATATTTATCATTGGGCAGAACCAAGAGCTTTAACAAATCGTGAACGAGCAAGACTACAGACCTTCCCAGATGATTATATTTTCGAAGGTTCAAAGGAGCAGGTAAGAAAGCAGATTGGTATGGCAGTTCCTTGCGAAGGTGCAAAGATCATCTTTGAAGCAATTTTGAAGACATTTGCTGAAGAAGAATACGAATATGTAGAACCAAATATTATAGATGAAGATTAAATAAAAAAGAGGATGCGGCAAAGAATTTACCGGCATCCTTGTTTGTTGCAAAAGTAAAATACAAAAAGTTGCATCCTGATTTTGTAGGTATTTGCAGAATCAACGGATGGAGTAAATGTAGGTACTAATTTGCTACATCCGTTGATTTTACAGGGGTTTGGGGGAGTAGCCCCCAAGGCCTTTTTGCAATTACCTACATACACAACATTTTGAAATTACCTACATTTTTGCTTTGCAAAAAACAGGCATCCTCTTTTTTATTGGGTAATGGCGTTATATAAATGCTCTAAATTCTCGTCTGCTACTTTTTTCTTTAACTGACATTCCCATATCACCAAGACTTTCCATCCTTGTTCGGAAAGAATGTGATGATTTTCAGCGTCCCGTTCAACATTTCTGTTGATTTTTTTAATCCAATATTCTTTATTGCTGGATGGCCATACGAAACGACCGCAGTCGTGCATGTGCCAGAAACAGCCATTTACAAAGACAACCGTTTTATATTTAGGAAGTACGATATCTGGACACCCAGGAAGACTGCGTACATTCTTTCTGTATCGAAGTCCTCGAGAAAATAGATATTTTCGGACGATTTCTTCTGGTTTGGTATTTGTACTTCTGATATGTGACATGTTTTTGCTGCGTACTTCCTTTGAGTGAGTATCGGCCATATTTTAATCCTCAATTACATCATAATAAATTGCACCTTCTGGGAGTTTGATGTTTGGAACCCATAGCTCCTTACCGCCCCAGCCTTTATTACCTGTAACTTGATACATAGTAAGAACAACCTTTCGAGGGAAAGATCCGCCAAGCTGCCAGTCATTAGGTGACAGCAATGCGCCGGTTCCTTGTGCAACATCTCTGTTTCTGCGAACAATGAGTATGCCCTGAGTAGTTGGATTCTCTGCAAGCATGGTATCTATAATCGACATAAATGACGGAAGTTTAAAATCAGGGTCAGTTTCAATATGAGAGAGAACTTCTTTCATTAAACGAAGACTTACTTGGTAATATGGTTCGTCATCATCAAAAGAGGAGAGAAGGTCTGAAATTTGACTGATAGTGTTGTTTTTGGGGTTGAACGGATAATAATTTGTTCCGCCGGAAATAGCTGCAACATGATCAGTATCCAGAACATTCTTTCTGGTAGGATTAAGCCCTTCAGGGTAATAAATTTTGACATCGTTAATTCCCTGCTCAACCTGGGAGATAATCGCATTGTTTGTAGCGTTTATATCTGTGAACAGTTTATACAGTCTTTCATCAATATAGACCATCATCATTCCTGGGTCACGATCATAGCCAAACATGCGGCTATGCTGCCACATAGTATCAGCCTGTGGTTTCTTTGCAGTTCTGGTGTAATAAATGGTCTGAAGTCCAGGAAAGGTAACACCTCGTCCCAGTGTGTTTCCGCCAATGACAAAATTACATCCTGATGAGTATTCCGAACTTTCGACATCGGTCTTTCCGTTCATAACAAGAACTTTGATTTTATTATTAGTCAAGAGTTCTGTGACCTTATCCATAATCTCTGAAAAAGGAACAGCATTGGATTTTGTTGGAGTCAGTAGAGTATGCTGTTTTCTTAATTCGGTGGTGAGGGTACCGGTTAAGTTTGCTTTGCACCAATTAAGTTCAGCATTTATACTGTCAGCAAATTTCTGATGAGCAGCCTGCTTTACGCTTGGGTGAATCAGACATGTAGAGGTAGTTCCTCCTGATGCTAAAATTTGTGCAGACACAAGAAGATGTCTTATCACAACTTCTCTTTCTGGCTCGCTAAAATTATCCAGATATGTTACGCAATCCGGTTTTCCTGTTTTGGGAAAGAAGAAATCACCACCAAGATAACTTTTCCCCGGCTTAAAATAGTGAGTGAAGAATGGATGCCATCCCGATTCACGTGTCTGAAGGAAGATAGATTGTGGCGTACCGGTAACTTGCAGATAAAGGCTGCTTGCAGCCCCGTTGCGGATTGACTCCAGATATTTGTTTATTGAAGACTGACGATCCTTATTTACTAATGTATTCAGGGAAGCTGCGTCAGCCTCATCGTCAACAATGAACAGTGGATTTCCGCGCATAAATCCAGTTGAGTTAAATATGTTAGCCCACAGCTTTAGGATTCGTGCATTTTTCTTTAAAACAACGATAGTAGGGAGCATAAGACTGTTGTCCGCAAATACTCGTGCGTCATTTTCACCGCAGATGCAGAACCCGTCTAAATCGGCTTTTACACGATCAAGAGTCTGCTGCTGAAGAATGACATTGTCTGTAGTAAGAAGGACGAATACAGGAAAGCCGAGATCAGTAGCTTTGCTCATGATGCCAAACATCTGCCCCGTTTTGCCGGACTGAACATTGCCTAGCAATAAGCCTATTTCATGGCTTGTAAATGAGAAGTTTTTCAGATAATTGTTTCCAACTTCCTCTGCAGTATTGGAGATGGACTCTGCAAGTCCAACATTTCCGCGTTCGATAATTTTATCAAGGTAATTTTTTAAATAAGGCATTATTTGTCATCTCCTTCCTGTTCTTCCGGTTTGAATGAAAGCATCCAAACATCAAGAGCTGTACCATCCTCATCGAGAGCAGTCTGTCCAGTCTTTTTTAGATAAAGGTTTTCACAGCCGTATTCCTGCAGAATTTCTTTTGTAATCATACCCTTACGATCTGTATCAAGCTGAGTATCATTTACAGGGGAAATAAGTCCTGCAGCGGCAAGTCGTCCTTTGAGCCAACGTCCCATAATTAATTCGTCTCCAACAGCACTGAACTGTTTATTTCCATCACTTGTGGTATGTGCCTTGAACCAGTAGCCGTCATCAGTAATGACAAAGAATGGTACATTCTTTTCCGGATATCCTTCAGTACGAGTGATTTCTTTTGCAACCGTAAGCTGAGTTTCAAACCAGTCACGCGATTTCCTTTTGCTTCTTGGAGCTGCGTAACAAACATTTACATTTGATTTTGTATAATGTTTTCCATCATCCATGTGTCGTTCATCTGCAGCAGGAACTTTTAATGGCAGCAGGAAAGAAGTATATGCCATGCATCGTTTGTAGAATTCTACATTTGAAGGGGGAACTTCCGTAACGAGTTCGATTCCGGAAAGAGCAGTATTCTTTTCAAAGATAAGAGGCATATCGGTGATATCTCCAATATTTGCAGAGCAGTTTGGCATCTTAAGACGAAGAATGTGATCTGATATTTCTTTGCATTCTTCGGCATCTGTTGTCAGAGATGATAACTCATACTGTCTGCGGTTGGATGCTTCCATTTTCAGAATGCCTAAATTAGCAGATCCAATGATTACCGCGAAAGGTTTACCATCTTTGTAAAAGCAGTATACTTTGCCGTGATACTTGAAGGTGCGAATAATACGGACTTCACCGATTCCATCAGAAATCCATTTCTTGTTTAATTTGAGTGCCGTATGATAGGAACCTTCCGGCATTCCCTCTATATAGTACATGCCAATGTTCAGGCAGATATTTTTAATGTTGTATTTTTCGACAAGCCTGTCCAGTTCATCAAGTGATGCACGGGACACATATCCTACAGCAATTTCGATACGATCAGCTTTTGAGAGCTGTTCTTCAAAACAGTCTGTGATTGTCTGTTGGTTTTCGTCAGTTCCAAGAGGAAGGATATTTGAATATAATAATTTCATGAGATACCTCCGTTAATCATCTATTGTTTCCAGGATGTCTTCTAAATGCACATTCAGTGCAACACATATCTTTAGAAGCACATCTGTTGTTATATTTTCACATTTCCCAAGTTTGGCAACAGAAGCAGAACTTATCCCTGCAGCCGCCTTCAAGTCTTTTTTATTCATATTTTTATCAATTAATAATTTCCATAATTTGTTGTAGCTGATTCTCATTACAGCGGGGTCCTTTCTTAATCATCGAAGAGATCGTCAGAGGCATCCTCTTTTTCGGTCTTCTCTTTTAATTTCTTGTAATATTCCTTTACTTCCTGATATTCGAGCATAAGAGGAAATTCGGGTTCTTCCATGCATTTTCGAATCTCTCGATATTTATATGCATATTTTCTGAGTTCATATATTTCAACTTCAATCATGAGTCCTGTTTTATCGGGAGTACCAAAATAACAATCGTATTGGTACGGAAGCTGTTCTTCTGGGATTAGCATCGTATCATATAATATAGACTCATCAATATTCATCGGATCTGGATAATTCAAGAATGCCTCATCTTCCGCAAATTCACTATATACTCTTACCCAGTTTTGTGTTGGAAGATCATAGATTTGGCTAGGCCATTTCACAGAATCTATACGATATGAATAATCCAAACCTTTGAATTTCACGATGGTTTTATATAAAAAAGATTGAGGGCTTAACAGATAGATATCGCCAATTTCACCTTCCTCATAGTTAATATATGGATATTGGTCCTCTAAGAATTCCCAATATTCATCTTTTCCGTTCTGAGAATACTCACTTATTATTTTTTTCAAGAATGGCAAAAAGATAAAACGCTCAATTTTATCCGGAATCATATCATACATCATATCAAAAGTTTTATCAGAATAATTGCGATTCTTCATTCCTTCAAAGAAATCTCCGATTCGTGTTAATTTGGCATCATACTCAGAAGAAAAGTGAACAGCTGCAAAATACTCCTGAAATGACCGGTGGATGAAGTAATAAGTACTTCCTTCTCTGTACATGATGCAAAGATTATTTGTGAGATCGAGAAGAAAATCATGCGGGGCAATTCCTTTGCTTTCAGCAGAGGTTCCACGAAGGACCTTAGACATATATGCATTAAAGGAACGCTCATCAAATTCCAAGATTTCATCTCTATATGTTCTTGCACAAAATTCAGCAAAATATCCTGAAAATTCTTCGGGTGTAAGGTTTGTATGAAGAGGTCTCTTAAATGAACCTTTTGAAGCATCATGCAGACGAGCCATTGTTTCGTATGCTTTGCTGTAGAATACATGCATCTTAGCAGGAACCTCTCCAAAGGAGGAGTATGTCATAAGCATAATAGTCAGCAGTAATGGATTGCTGGCAAATTGCAAATGTGAAGAATACAGTTTATTGTCCAATGCTTCCATAAAACTTTTTTTGGCGGCTTCATCCCAAAACTCAAGTTTATCTATAAGTGTCAATGCCTGTATCTTTGTTAAAGGCATTATATCAAACACTGAAAATTTTGCGAAAGAAACAAAGGAGTCATAAATCGGACGCGAAGTCATGATAATCGTATTCCCGTTGTATGACTTGATAAATGCCTCCAGGTCAGATTGAAAAGATTCTCGGACAGAGGACTGTATTTCATCAAATCCATCCAACAAAAGCACCAATTCCTTATTTTGCAGTGCTCCAATAATATCTTTTCTGGAGATTTCTGAATCATACTCACAAACGGATTTCCAAATGAAATCAACCATATTGTCTGTAGTGTCCTTGTAATCCTTAAGTGACAAAAAGAGTGGAACGATGCCGGAGTATTTGGAAGTTTGCGAGGATGACAGGAAAAGGTGAGTGAGAAACATGGATTTTCCAACACCACCGATTCCTTCAATAATAATGTATTTTGATTCTGCCTCAAGTTTTTCAATGGTAGCATCACTTATTGTGATTTCTGGCTTTGTGTCTTTCGCCCCCGTAATACGATACTTATGGTATTTAACATCATTGCAGACATAGAGTTCATAGAAAGGGTGAGGCTTTTCTGCATACAGCAGAGTTTTTTTAGTTGAATAGTAAGATACTGCCTTTTCAAGATAATGCTTGAATGGACTGACATATTCATCAGGGTCTTGTTTGATGCCCTGCAAAAAAAGAACGCCGTCCTGATATTCGGCAAGATCCGGTGCAATGCCATGTTCTGCATCCATGATGATAGGAGGCAGTGGCTTTTCGGCAGACTTGTTTTTGCTTCCTGCGGCTTCTGTGATAATTGAAACAAACAAGTCAGCCAATTTTTCAGCAGCATTGCATGGGGTGATATCTGGAATATCGGCAGAAAACACAGTGCTTAAAGTCCCGGCAACAGCATCAGGGAATCCGTTGATATACTCGGAAAATTCCATTGGATCTATGTATGCATTTATTTTCTGTGAGATTTTTCGAATGGATGTATTGCCATTGTAAAAACTTTTGTAGCTGCTTTGTGCATATTCATCAAGAATGGACTGACCTTCTTCCGTGAGAATTGCTTCAAATATTGAGCGAGTAAATTTATCCGTACTTCCTCCCGCTCTGATGACGGAGGACAGTTTTTGTATAAAATCTTTAAATTCCAATTTTATCCCTCCATATCCGTGCCTATCTTAGCCTATCATTGGCTGATCAGCTCTACCAAGTAGATTTTCTATAATGGAATCAGTCTTACAGGGCTAAAGTGGTGGTGAATTTGTTTTCAGTATAACATACATCTACAAATTTTTCTACTGTTTACACATATCAGAAATTTGCAAACGCAGACTTTGAAGTTGTGAAATTTGAAATGTGGTTTTGTGAGATGAGAATTTGACTCATATGAGAGAGAACATATAAAGTCGTCAGGTTTCTAATTGACAAGCAGAACAGGTGTTCGTATAATATAAGCATCGCTACATTAGGAAAAATGTTAAACAGCAACAGTAATAATCGGTGTATGGTCAGTTTGACTTTCCCTTTTAACTGGCCTTCTTATTTTAGGAGGCGCATGACGATGCAGAAGAGATTAGAAATTGGCTCACACGTATTTATTATTGAAAGCAATCGAGTTATCACGGAAGTGATAGTGACAGCAGATCGTGGAGATTTCTGTGTATTAAGATTTCCATCCGGTGGTGCCATTCAGCTTAGAAAAAGCAGGGTGTTTGCATCAAAGGAAGATGCAGAAATACAGATTCCAAAGAAAGAACCGGTACAGAGTGGATTTCATCGCCCTCCATATTATTATGATCATTGATAGGAGGCGACGATGGTAAGAAAAGGAAATGAAGTACATGTAGCATGTCCGTGTTGTAAAAACAGAAGATTATTCGACGCTGACCCAAGCACAACAGAGGGAATTATTAAGATTAAATGTCCGATGTGCAAAGGAGTCATTGCCGTAAGCTTTCATTTAAAGCAGATTCGTACTGAGCAAATAGCCACACAATAAGTAGTGAGCAAGGCCTGACGAAGTATGGGTGTAATATCACCTGTATTTTGTCAGGTCTTTTTCTTTTTTTACAGAAAATTTTTGTGACAAAAAGAAAAGTAGAAGATAGAGGTTAACAAATAGATATTTTTTGTTGCCTGTGATGTAAGAAAGATTATCGCACTAGCGATTCTCATATACGGTTCCGCATGACCCTAAACTGCAGGAACTTTTACAACCTTATATTCAAATGCCTTACGGCGCGCGACGTTTGGCGAGGATATACATACAACTTTTATCGGGACTGAAGGGTTCTTAATAAAGTTGTATGTTTCCCCGCTTAATTGTCGTGCGCTTTTTTGTTGGGTTGTCCTCGCCAAATGGCAGTAGCCAAGGCGGAAAGGACAACATTATGAAATTAAAAATCCGTTATGAAAATGAAATCCAGACCATCGAACTAGATGCAAAGGCAACCGAGGAAATGTGGGTCAGTCTGTCCCTTGAAGGTGAAGGACTTTCCCGGGAAGAGCGTGAAGAACTGATTCAGAAGGAATGGAATGAGCAGTTCAACAAAGCTGATTACAACAACTGGCACAAATTTAATCGTCATCGCGGATACAGCAAAGCGACTCCAGATGATGAAAACGATGAAGTAGAAGCGGCAGAACCACTCATGTCAGAGGTAAGAGATCCTAGAATCTTCTGCAGACAGGAACTGGAAAAGGACAAGCAGTATGACTATGAAGCTTGCTGTGACAGAATCCGTGCAACAGTGAAACCGGCACAGGCAGATATGCTGATTGCAATCATTTTAGATGGCATGACGGTGGCAGAGTATGCCGACCTTATTGGCGACACTCCGAACAATGTATCTCACAGATACCGCAGAGCGATTAATAATCTGAAAAAAGTTTTCTAAACGTCCTTTTGTATTGTCTCTTACGGCTACCTGGTAGGAGGCAGTGCTTCTAATAAGGATTTTGGAGGTAGTTCACATGGAATTACAAAAAGAGAAAAGGGCAGAGTTTATATCTGAACAACTAATATGCATTGGATTGGAGGGAGAGCTATGGGGATTCGAAACGCAGAAGGCTATATGGATGTAGTGCCATATCATGCAATTGCAAATATAGAACGTGAGATGAAAGCAGAGTCAAAGATTGGTTTTCGTCCATTGATTTATATTTGTGCTCCTTTTTCAGGAGACATTGAGGCAAATAAAGAGAAGGCAGCAGCATTTGCAGAGTACGCATATCAGAATGGTTGTATTCCGGTAACGCCGCATTTGTTGTTTCCATTTATGAATGATGAAAGTAAGCACGAACGTGAACTGGCACTTCATATGGATTTGGTTTTGATGGGGAAATGCCAGGAGGTGTGGGTTCTGTCAGAACATATTACTGCAGGCATGAATGCGGAAATTGAGAAGGCACAGCGACGCAGACAGGCGGTGCGCTATTTTAGAAATGATTTTACGGAGATGAAATGTTTATGAGACCACTGGCAATCGCATATGGGAATAACCGACAGGCAAAGACATGGACGAATAAAACGATTACCTTTGATGAATTGAAAGAACGTCTGAAGGTTACGATTCGTACGCCGGAATCAGCAGAAGAGTATGCAAAATTTAACAAAGCAAAACGTGATACCGTGAAAGATCACGGTGGTTTTGTCGCAGGTGCATTAAAAGGCGGAAGAAGAAAAATCGATACGGTGGAGCTTCGTTCCATGCTTGCCCTTGACGGTGACCGTATCGATAAAGCATTTTTAGAAAATTATGATGCAAATACACCATATACATCTTTGCTTTATACCACACACAGCAGCACGAAAGAGCATCCAAGGGTGCGTTTGATATATCCATTAACTCGTGATGTGACATCGGAGGAGTTTGTTGCTGTTTCCAGATATTTGGCAGAAATGCTCGGTATCGACTATTTCGATGAATGTTCCTATCAGCCCAATCAGTTAATGTACTGGCCATCCACACCATCCAATGGACTCTATGTGTTTAAAGAGGTAGAGAAAGAGTGGCTGAATCCGGATGATATTTTATCAGCACACCCGGAATGGCCAGATCCGACCAGACTCCCGACATCTTCCAGAGAAAGCCGTGCAAATACGACACGAATGGCAGAAGTGAAAGATCCGCTTGGGAAGGATGGCACAGTCGGATTGTTCAATCGTACTTATTTTCCAATTCATCGTGCCATTGAAAAATTCCTTTCTGATGTGTATGAGCCAACGGATAACGAAAACAGATATCACTATATTCGGTCTTCCAGTATGGCAGGTGTGGAAATTATTGAGAAAGGCAAGTTTGCTTATTCCCATCATGCAAAAGATCCTGCTTATTTGAAACTTTGCAATGCTTTTGATCTGGTTCGTATCCATAAGTTCGGTGACGATGACAGCAAGAAATCATTCAATGCTATGTGTGAGCTGGCAATGGAGGATGACGAAGTGAAACGTTTTGCTATGGAAGAAAAATTATTGGAAGCGAAGATGGACTTTGCAGATTCTGACAGTGACTGGATGACAAAACTTAAGTATCAGCCAAGAACAGGGCTTTTGGAGAACAGTGTTTATAATCTGAATCTTATCCTTAACAATGATCCGGATTTCCAGAACTTTGCTTTCAATGAACTGGCAAATCGTATCCAGATTACGGGACCGCTTCCTTGGGAGCGCCCGGAAGGGAACTCTTTCTGGCGAGATGCAGACACAGTGCAGCTAAAGTCCATCATTGACATCCGATATTTGGCATTTTCCAGCCGTAACCATGATGTTGCTTTTACGAAAGCGGCAGATGACAGACATTTTCATCCGGTTCGTGACTATTTGAACAGTCTGCCGGAGTGGGATGGTGTGAAGCGGGTGGAAGATTTGTTTATTAAATATTTACAGGCAGAGGATACGGAGTATGTTCGCACGGTTACCAGAAAGACTTTTGCGGCAGCAGTGGCAAGAATTTATGTTCCGGGAATCAAGTTTGACTGTGTTCCGGTTTTGGATGGTGATCAGGGAATCGGTAAGTCCACGATAGTAAAGGATTTGGTATCTCCGGAATATTACTCAGAAACATTATCCCTGACAGATATGGATGATAAGTCCGGTGCAGAAAAACTCCAGGGATTCTGGGCAGTAGAAATCGGAGAACTGGCAGGTATGAAAAAAGCCGACATCGAGAAAGTGAAAGCATTTCTTTCCACCTGCGATGACAAGTACAGACCATCTTATGGGAGAGTGGTGGAATCCTACCCACGCCAGTGTATTATCATTGCTACGGTTAATGGAGAGCGTGGATATTTGCGTGATATCACAGGCAATCGCCGTTTTTGGATTATCAAGCTTCATCAGAAGAAGCAGAAAAAGACCTGGAACTTTACACCGGAGTTTCGTGCTCAGTTTTGGGCAGAGGCAAAAGAGATTTGGAAATCCGGGGAGAAGTTGTACTTGGAAGGTGATGTTCTGCCAGAAGCTGAAAAGATGCAGCAGTCTGCCATGGAAGTGGACGAGCGTGTCGGTATGGTGGAAGAGTATTTGAATACCATGCTGCCATATGATTGGGATTCTATGGATCTGTTCCAAAGAAGAAATTATCTGCAAGGCACAGAGTTTGGAACGCCCGCCTATAAAGGCTGTGAACTTCGCACGGAGGTCAGCAATGCAGAAATCTGGTGCGAATGTTTCGGCAAGTCTCTGCAGGAATTAAAGCCGACAGACAGTTACAGTATTGCGGCACTTATGAGTCAGATCGGCGGTTGGGAGCGAACCACTATGATCAAGCGTCAGCCAATTTACGGCAGGCAGCGACTTTACAAGTTTGGAGGTTAGGAACACAAGAATGCGTCACAACACAACGATTTCCTTTATATTCAAAATCAAATTCATTCTATATAGAAAAGATTTGTGCATGTACACATGCGCAAGAAATATATAGGAAATGGTTGTGAAGATGTGTTCCTTGTGTCAGTGAAAGATATGAGAGAACGATTTATAGAAAGAAAATTTGTGGAGGCAGTAAAGAAAAAGGGCGGTTTCGCACCAAAGTTTGTAAGTCCGGGCTTAGATGGCATGCCTGACCGCATTGTGCTGTTTTCAATTGGTAAGATCGCTTTTGTTGAATTAAAGGCGCCTGGAGAAACCATGCGTCCACTGCAAGTAAGGCGCAAAAGACAGTTGGAAGAACTCGGCTTTTCGGTTTACTGCGTAGATGATATTTCACAGATCGATAATGTGATTAAAGAGATTGGAGGTGATGCCCGATGAAGTTCGTACCACATGATTATCAGCAGTATGCAATTGATTTTATAAAGAATAACGAAATAGCTGCAGTCTTTTTGGATATGGGCTTGGGTTAATATGGTAAGACAGTGATTACTCTGACGGCACTTAACGACCTTATCTTTGACAGCTTTGAAGTGTCAAAAGTATTGGTGATTGCACCGCTGAGAGTGGCAAGAGATACCTGGCCAACAGAGCTGAAGAAATGGGATCACCTAAAGGATTTGCGATACTCCGTTGCAGTTGGAACGGAAGCAGAAAGGAAAGCAGCATTAAAAGCGAAAGCAGAAATCTATATTATCAATCGAGAAAATGTAGATTGGCTTGTGAATAAGAGCGGTGTTTCATTTACTTTTGATATGGCGGTGATTGACGAATTTTCTTCTTTTAAGAGCCACCAGTCAAAACGATTTAAGAGTCTTCTGAAAGTAAGACCTTTTGTAAAAAGAATTGTTGGCTTGACCGGTACACCTTCCAGTAATGGATTAATGGATCTTTGGGCACAGTTTCGCATTCTTGATTTTGGAAAGAGACTTGGAAGATATATTACGCACTACCGTAATGCATTCTTTCTTCCGGACAAGAGAAATGGTGAGCGTATTTTTACCTATAAACCAGCGACCGGTGCGGAAGAACAGATTTATAAGAGAATATCGGACATTACAATCAGCATGAAGTCTTGTGATTATTTGACTCTTCCGGAATGTGTGATGAATGAAGTTCCTGTATTTATGAATGAGAAAGAGATTCAAATTTATGAAACTTTTCGTGAAGATATGGTGGCAAAGATTAGGGATGAAGAAATTGATGCCGCCAATGCTGCAGTTCTTTCAGGAAAACTTCTGCAGATGGCAAATGGCTGTATCTACGATGAAGAAAAAAGAGCATGGCAGATTCATGACAGAAAACTGGATGCTCTGGAGGATTTGATTGAAAGCGCCAATGGGAAGCCGGTCCTTGTTGCGTACTGGTTTCAGCATGATCTTGCCAGAATCAATGCCCGATTCTCTGTGCGTGAAATTAAAACATCGAAGGATATTGCAGATTGGAATGAAGGTAAGATTCCTGTTGCAGTAATTCATCCTGCGTCTGCTGGTCATGGGTTAAATCTTCAGGCAGGAGGATCTACTTTGATATGGTTTGGACTTACCTGGTCTTTGGAACTTTATCAGCAGTGCAACGCCAGACTTCACAGACAAGGGCAAACGGATACGGTAGTGATTCATCACATTATTGCCAAAGGGACTATTGATGAAGATGTAATGGCAGCACTTTCCAGAAAAGAGAAGATTCAGAATGCTTTGATCAATGCAGTGAAAGCAAAACTGGAGGTGAGAGCATAATGGACGCATATGAAAAGCTTGCGAATACAATTATTCTCCAGGCAGTGAAAGATTGGAGAGCGGCAAGAAGGAAACTGAAAAGAAAACCGCAGAATGAAAGTGCTAGAATTGAATTGGGAAATTGCGAGAGATTCTTCCATTCCGAATGGTTTACGACACTGACAGATGTGGATGGAGAAGTGATTCTCCGGAAATTATATGAGGAGGATGGCAGATGACGGCGAAAGAATATTTAAAACAGGCGTATCGCCTTGATCACAGAATTGATTCGGATATTGAAGAACTGGGAAGGCTGCGAGAGATGTCTGCAAATATTTCTGCTCCTGCGATGGGAGATAAGGTTCAGACAAACCGCAGCACCGATGCTCCTTTTGTAAAGTGTTTGGAAAGAATCTATGAGCAGGAAGAAAAGATAAACGCTGAGATTGATATGCTGGTTGACCTAAAAAATGAAATCAGGAATGTGATTGATACGGTCAGTAACACAGATGAGAGAATGGTTCTTCGTTATCGATACATCCACAATTATACCTGGGAGCAGATTGGAGATGAACTGGGAGCAGATTCCCGTACCGTCAGAAGATGGCATGGAAAAGCACTGACACATGTGGAACTTCCGGAAAACCCGCTAAAAATATAAAACGCCCGAAATGTCCATATTTGTCCTAAAATGTCCAACTCCACTATGTGATATAGTAGAATCAGTAAAAAAGTACAATGAACCAGCCTTGTGGGAGAAAATTCCTGCGAGGCTTTTCTTATGCCCTGAATGAGGAGGTGAACGAGAAATGCCAAGAAAACCGAAGAGACCGTGCAGTTATCCAGAATGCCCGGAACTTACAGAGAGAAGGTTTTGTGAGAAGCATGAAAAGGAAGAGAACAAACGCTACGAGAAGTACGACAGAGATCCTGCTGTACGCCGTAGGTACGGCAGAGCTTGGAAACGAATCCGAGATAAATATGTAAGCGAACATCCTTTTTGTGAAGTCTGTTATGATAAGGGAATTCTTGTGGAGACAGAGGAAGTCCACCATAAGATTCCGTTGTCTAAAGGAGGAACCCATGAGAGAAGCAATCTGATTGCTCTTTGTAAGTCATGCCACGCAAGAATCCATGCAAAGAATGGTGACCGTTGGCACAACCGATAGGGGAGGTCACTTCTCTACAGGAAAGTGCTTAGGGCAACGGGGTGGGGGTCACACGCACAAAAAGCAGAAATCAAACGGGGGATTAACCCTTGTGCAGAAAGGATGTGTAAAAATGGCGAAAGATGGTACAAACCGAGGCGGTGCAAGAGTCGGTGCCGGGCGAAAACCGAAGGCCTTGGTGGATAAAATTAAAGACGGTGACGCAGCTCAGGTGATAGAACTGCCATCACCGCCCACTTTTGAAGGTGCAGATGTTCCGCCAGTAAAGGAATATCTGAAAGCAAAACAGAAGATGGGAAAGGACTTGTGTGCAGAAGAAGTGTACAAGGAAACATGGCTTTGGCTGAAGGAACGAAGCTGTGAGAAATTAGTAAATCAGCAGCTGATTGAACAGTATGCTATGAGCGTTTCCAGATGGATTCAGTGTGAACAATGTATTTCAGAGTATGGGTTTTTAGCAAAACATCCGACTACAGGAAATGCCATTGCCAGTCCATATGTGGCGATGAGCCAAACATATATGAAACAAGTGAATCAGGTGTGGTATCAAATTTTTCAAGTGGTAAAAGAGAACTGTTCTGTAGAATGGCAGGGCGGCACACCGCAGGATGATGTGATGGAACGCTTATTAAGAACCAGGAAGGGAATGTAGCTATGGTTGAGAAAGTAAATCCGAGCCATCCGGATAAGGTGGCAGACCGAATTGCAGGAGCGATTGTGGATTTGGCTTATAAAGCAGAAAAGAATCCGAAGATTGCAGCAGAAGTTTTGATTGGACATGGCATATGTCATGCGATTATTGAAACAACAGCCGGTATCAATAAAAATGCAGTGAAAAGCGCCATTAAGCGTATTGCAGGAAGAGTAAAATGTGATATTGTAATAGTTCCGCAGGATGAGCATTTGTCTCAGAATCAGTCTAAAGGTTTCCGTTGTGGTGATAATGGTATTTTTAAGGGAGTGCCACTTACAACCGAACAGAAACAGATGTCGAAAATTGCGAAAGAAATCTACAGCCGATATCCTTATGATGGAAAATACATTTTGGATGAAGCGAGACTGATTATCTGTCAGAGCAATGTAAAAAGTGAAGAACTGCGGCAGAGATATTATTACGCAGAAGTGAATCCGTTGGGAGATTGGACCGGTAGCATCAATGTGGATACCGGAGCAACGAATAGAAAACTTGGTTCTGATATGGCTGATTCCGTAACTGGCGGTGGGCTTCACGGAAAGGATTTATCCAAAGCTGATGTATCAGTAAACATCTATGCATTCCTAAAAGCACAGAGAATTGGAAGACCAGTCAATCTTTGCTGTGCGATTGGAGACGATACGATTGATGGGCTTCCATATTTTGAAATCGTAAGACAGGCAAAAGAATATATAGACTCCATTGGTGGATTTGAGAAATTCGCTGAATGGGGTCTTTTTTAGTGGAGGTGCAGCATGGGGAAAACAACAACAGAAATGAAACTGGTGAAAATCTCTAAACTGATTCCATATATCAACAATGCCAGAACTCACTCTGGGGAACAGATCAATAAGCTACGTTCCTCTCTTCGTGAGTTTGGTTTCATCAATCCCGTTATCATTGACAGAGATTACAATGTGATTGCCGGACACGGAAGAATCGTGGCTGCAAGGGCAGAGGGAATTGAAGAAGTACCTTGTGTATTTGTAGATTATCTGACCGAGGCACAGAAGAAAGCATACATCCTGGCAGACAACCGAATGGCTATGGACGCAGGATGGGATGAAGAACTGCTGCGGGTGGAAATTGAAGCATTACAGGCTGAGACTTTTGATATTGGACTGACCGGTTTTGATGAGAAAGAAATTGCAGACCTTTTTGCATCCGATGATGATGTGGAAGACGATGACTTCGATGTAGAGGCAGAACTGGAGAAGCCGGCCTTTACAAAGTTAGGAGATGTGTGGAACCTTGGCAATCATCGCCTTATTTGTGGGAACTGCACCAAGGAAGAAACCTATCAGATTCTGATGGAAGAGAAGAAAGCAAACCTTGTTGTAACAGATCCTCCTTACAATGTGAACTACGAAGGAAGTGCCGGAAAAATCAAAAACGACAACATGGCAAATGATAAATTCTATCAGTTCTTGTTTGAAGCTTATACTTGTATGAATAAGGCTATGGCCGATGATGCAAGTATTTATGTGTTCCATGCAGATACCGAAGGACTGAATTTCAGAAAGGCATTTGCAGATGCAGGTTTTTATCTTTCGGGAACCTGTATTTGGAAGAAGCAGAGTCTTGTGCTTGGCAGAAGTCCATATCAGTGGCAGCATGAATCGTGTCTGTTTGGATGGAAACAGAAGGGGAAACATCAATGGTATTCCGGCAGAAAGGAAACGACCATCTGGGAATTCGATAAGCCAAAGAAGAATGGTGATCATCCAACCATGAAACCAATTCCTCTCATTGCTTATCCGATTAAGAATTCCAGTATGACAAACTGTATCGTTTTGGATCCGTTTGGTGGAAGTGGTTCTACACTGATTGCTTGTGAGCAGACAGAGCGAATCTGCAGAACCATTGAATTGGATGAAAAATTCTGTGATGTCATCGTAAAAAGATATATTGAGCAAGTTGGAACAGCGGAAAATGTGTTTGTAATTCGTGATGGTTTGACGGTTTCGTATAATGACTTACAGGTTTGTGCCGAAGAAAAATAGTTCACATTCTTTGGATATATTACTTGCTATTTATGTGCTTTAGAGTGATATATGTACTACCAAAAAAGAAGGAGGCACAGATCATGAAGATTATTTACAGTTTAAAAGAGAGAAAACCCTTTGTACAGGCATTGGAGGAAATTACAGGGACAAAATCCGTGTACAAGAAACCACCGACATTTGCATATGAGGTTGGCAGCATGACCATTACCCGTGATGGTGATTTGGAATTTGATGACAACGTGGATGCAGATTCTATGAAAAATGTTTTGAATGAACTGGAGAAGAGGGGATTTGCGGCAAAGGAAAATCCTTATCTTAAGACGCAGGAATTTTTTTCGGAAGAAAAATCTTTTTTAGAAGAAGAACATTTGGAATCTGACAATCAGGAAGATGCACCAGAGAAAGAAGACATCGGTTCTACAGTATCAATGCCAAGAAAATATTTTAATGACCAGGCGCTTACAAGGCTTGAAAATTTGATAAGTTCCAAACAGACTTTAATCAAAAAGGCGTTGGAGATTGAGGATCTTCCAATCAAGGTGGAAGATGAAAAAGTAAGTTTCCCTTGGTTTGAGATCAAACCCACGGATGAAGATGCCGTTGCCGCTTACAGCCATTTGATTTATGCACTTTGTGAGATGGCAAAAAATCAAAATCGAATCAATGCAGCAGAAAAAGAAGTTGAGAATGAAAAATACACATTCAGATGTTTTCTTTTAAGATTGGGATTTATTGGTGAGCAATATAAAAAAGAGAGAAAGATATTGCTTCAAAATCTCAGCGGTTCAGCAGCATTTAAAAATAATAAAGATAAGGGTGGTGTACATGAGGTTTCCGAGCAAATCGATAGTCGAGAAAATTAAAGCAGAGTATCCATCTGGGACACGAGTGGAACTTGTAAAGATGGATGACATACAGGCACCGCCGGTAGGCACGAAAGGCACCGTCACAGGTGTGGATGATATCGGTTCCATTATGGTCAGGTGGGATAATGGAAGTGGATTAAATCTTGTATATGGCGAGGATATTTGTAAAAAATTATAGAATGATTGTTGGGGAGAGGTTCAGATATCTTTCCCTTTTATACATGGAGGAATAATGTGAGGAAACTGAAAAAATATAAGCCAACAAAGTTCATGGCGAAGGATTCTGCATATAGCCAAGAACTGGCGGATTATGCAGTTTCCTTTATTGAGTGCCTGTGTCATACAAAAGGGACATGGGCGGGAAAGCCATTCGAACTGATTGACTGGCAGGAACAGATTATTAGAGATGTGTTTGGAACTATCAAGCCAAATGGTTACAGACAGTTCAACACAGCCTATATTGAGATTCCTAAGAAGATGGGGAAATCAGAACTGGCGGCAGCAGTCGCACTTTTGCTTACCTGTGGAGATGGGGAAGAAAGGGCAGAAGTTTATGGATGTGCGGCTGACCGGCAGCAGGCTTCCATTGTATTTGAGGTTGCAGCTGATATGGTTCGGATGTGTCCGGCATTGAATAAGAGAGTGAAAATATTGGCATCCCAGAAGAGGATCATTTATCAGCCGACAAACAGTTTTTATCAGGTGTTGTCGGCGGAAGCCTATTCTAAGCATGGTTTTAATATCCACGGGGTTGTGTTTGATGAGCTGCATACACAGCCGAACAGGAAGTTGTTTGATGTTATGACGAAGGGTTCCGGGGATGCCAGAACACAGCCGCTTTATTTTCTGATTACAACAGCAGGTACTGACACAAACAGTATCTGCTATGAAACCCATCAGAAAGCAAAGGATATTATTGAGGGACGAAAGATAGATCCGACATTCTATCCTGTAATTTATGGTGCGGATGAAAATGATGACTGGACAGATCCCAAGGTATGGAAGAAAGCCAATCCGTCTCTGGGGATTACGGTCAGTATGGATAAGGTACAAGCCGCTTGTGATTCTGCAAAACAAAATCCGGGAGAGGAAAATGCTTTCAGGCAGCTTCGACTAAACCAGTGGGTAAAACAGGCAGTCCGATGGATGCCCATGGAGAAATGGGATGCCTGTGCGTTCCATGTAAATGAAGACGATTTGGAAGGACGTGTATGTTATGGTGGTTTGGACTTATCCTCAACCACAGACATCACGGCTTTTGTATTGGTATTTCCGCCAGAGGATGAAGATGATAAATATGCAATCCTGCCTTATTTTTGGATTCCGGAGGAGACATTGGAACTGCGAGTCCGTAGAGACCATGTTCCTTATGATGTTTGGGAAAGACAGGGATATCTGCAGACCACGGAAGGAAACGTGGTTCATTATGGATATATTGAAAAGTTCATAGAACGATTGGGCGAGCGTTTCAACATTCGTGAGATTGCATTTGACCGCTGGGGAGCAGTGCAGATGGTTCAGAATCTGGAAGGTATGGGATTTACGGTAGTTCCGTTTGGACAAGGGTTCAAAGATATGAGTCCGCCGACAAAAGAATTGATGAAGCTTACACTGGAAAAGAAGCTGGCTCATGGCGGACATCCGGTGCTTCGCTGGATGATGGATAATATTTTTATTCGAACAGATCCGGCAGGAAACATTAAAGCAGATAAGGAAAAATCTACAGAGAAGATTGATGGTGCCATTGCAACGATTATGGGACTGGATAGGGCGATTCGTTGTGGAAATTCAAATACAGAAAGTGTTTATGATTCCAGAGGCATTTTGTTCATATAAGTAGGGAACATTTCAAGATGTTTGTTGTTGAAAATGTTCCCTATGAAGATTCGCTATTCAATTTATCGAGTAAAACAGTTGTTGTGCTTGATGCGATATGTACACGTTACTTTTTGAGTAATGCCCGTTTCCTTTGATTTGTTTCGTAGTCGCGTTCACCTTTAGCGAAAGCCGAACAGCAAAGAAAATCGCATTTGGCATCTCCTTTTGGAGTGGTATGGATGATGAAAACATAACTATCAATCACCAGATGACTGGCGATTAGGTAATCTGCCTTAATGTTGGTGATAAAAGGGTACATTCGAGGCATGAAGGAATAAAGATTAAAATCATGATCCAAGGAATGTTTCAAATGGATGAGTGCTTCTAATCGGGGCTTAATCATTTCCTCATATTGTGCTGCTTTTTGAATTTGTTCAAAAGTTATTTTCCCTTCAAGAATCCGCTCTGCAATTTTAGCAGAGGAATAGTTTGGAAGGGAGATGTCTTTCGTGTATTGAAAACCGGCCAGATGTGGATAGCCTCATTGGAAAACGTGAGGTTGATAGGATACAAAGTCTTTTTGTAGCCATACACGAACTGGTAACGGTATTCAGTTAGCTCTTTCCACGCCAATGCGGATTGTTTTAAAATGTCCATTTTGTACAGCCACCTTTGGTAAAAATTAAAGGACCTTGCGTGAGCAAGGCCCCATAAAAGCGTTTTCTTTCAGCTCCGAAGAACCTATTCGGTTTGAGGTTATCGCATAACCCAAGGTCTGGCTCCACAACCGGCTGCATGCCGACACAGTCAATTGCTTCATAACCAACGATAGCTGATCTCGTCGCTATCCTCTATAAATATTATAGCATAAAATAGATTCAAGTCAATAACCTGAATTTATTTTGGGAGATGCACGGATTTGTGCATCTAATATATTATATGGAATCAGATGAAAAAATGTCAATGAAAAATTTGGAAACAAACAAGGAGTGAAATAATCATGGGAATTTTAACAGGGATTTTTAAAGCAAGGGATAAACCACAAAATGCTACATCTGGAAGTGCATACCGATTTTTTATCGGTGGCAGTTCCAGTGGGAAGAATGTCAATGAGCGTTCAGCCATGCAGATGACAGCGGTGTATTCCTGTGTGCGTATCTTATCAGAGGCGGTGGCAAGCCTTCCGCTTCATGTTTACAGATACAACGGAGAAGGTGGTAAGGAAAAGGCGGTGAAACACCCGCTTTATTTTTTGCTCCATGATGAACCGAATCCGGAAATGACATCCTTTGTGTTCAGAGAGACTTTGATGACACATCTGCTCCTTTGGGGAAATGCGTATGCCCAGATTATCCGTAATGGCAAAGGGGAAATCATTGCATTGTATCCGCTGATGCCGAACCGGATGATTGTGGACAGGGATGAGAAAGGACAGCTTTATTATCAGTACAACACCAGTAAAGATGATGCACCGACCGTGAAAGGAAGTGTTGTTAATCTGAAACCGTCGGATGTGCTTCATATCCCAGGTCTTGGGTTTGATGGACTGGTTGGGTATTCGCCTATCGCAATGGCGAAGAATGCGATCGGTATGGCCATTGCCTGTGAGGAGTATGGTGCAAAGTTCTTTGCCAATGGTGCGGCACCAAGTGGTGTGCTGGAGCATCCGGGTACGATTAAAGATCCGGCAAGATTAAGAGAAAGCTGGACAGAAACTTTTGGTGGAAGTTCTAATGCCAATAAAGTTGCGGTTCTGGAAGAAGGAATGAAGTACACACCGATTTCCATCAGTCCGGAACAGGCACAGTTTTTAGAAACAAGAAAATTTCAAATCAATGAAATCGCTCGAATTTTCCGGGTTCCTCCACATATGGTCGGGGATTTGGAAAAGTCGAGCTTTTCTAATATAGAGCAGCAGTCTTTGGAGTTCGTGAAATATACCTTAGACCCTTGGGTTGCAAGGTGGGAACAGGAGATTGTTCGTTCCCTATTTTCCGCAGATGAGAAGACGGGGTATTTTGTCAAGTTCAATGTGGATGGATTGCTCCGTGGCGATTATCAGAGCCGTATGAATGGTTATGCCATCGGCAGACAGAACGGCTGGATGAGCGCCAACGATATCCGGGAACTTGAAAATCTTGACCGTATTCCGGAAGAGGGAGGCGGCGATCTGTACCTGATCAACGGGAATATGACCAAATTAAAAGACGCAGGAGCTTTCGCAGGAGGCCCCGAAAAGTCGTGACTTTTTGGGGAGAGGACGAGCTACGGAATGAGGGAGATTTCGCAGTTGTGCGGAAGCGAGTGATATGAAGCAAGTAAGGACGAGGGAAAGGAGGAAAAACAAAGTGAAGAAGTTTTGGAAGTGGAAGAACCAGCAGGTTTGGAATCAGGAGACACAGACGGAAACGGTGGAGAGAACACTGTTACTAAATGGCACCATCGCAGAGGATAGCTGGTTTGATGATGACATCACACCGCAGATGTTCAAGGAAGAATTGATGGATGGGAAGGGTAATATTACAGTCTGGATCAATTCGCCCGGCGGAGACTGTGTGGCTGCTGCCCAGATTTACAACATGCTCCGTGAGTATGAGGGGAAGGTCACAGTCAAGATTGACGGGATTGCAGCATCCGCAGCTTCAGTCATTGCAATGGCCGGTGATACGGTGCTGATGTCTCCAGTATCCATGATGATGATTCACAATCCGATGACCATTGCTTTTGGTGATTCCGGGGAGATGCAGAGAGCCATTGATATGCTTTCCAGTGTAAAAGATTCCATTATCAATGCCTATGAGTTAAAAACCGGAATGTCCAGAACCAGACTGGCACACCTCATGGACGCGGAAACATGGATGGATGTAAATAAGGCGATTGAGCTTGGTTTTGCAGATGAAATTATCCAGAGAAATGGTGCTGTGGATGAGTTGGAAGTGCCACAGGTATCCATGCTGTATTCAAAAACTGCGGTGGTCAATTCCTTAATGGATAAGATTGCCGAGAAGTGCCGAATCCAGCAGGAAAATGAAACTGAAAACAGTAACAAAGTCAAAGTCGATTCGCTGATGAGTCGGCTTCATTTAATGAAAAATTGGAGGTAATCTACTATGACTATTTTAGAACTGAGAGAAAAGAGAAACAAAGCATGGGAAGCTGCGAAGGCTTTTGTGGAAACAAAACGTGATAAGGATGGTCTGTTGTCTGCTGAGGATGCAGCCACTTATGGGGAAATGGAGCAGAAGGTACAGAACTATTCTGCCGAGATCGCACGCATGGAAGAGATGGAGGCTATGGAAGCAGAGCTGAATAAACCTGTGAACACGCCGATTACCGGTAAGCCTATGAATGGCGGAAAGGATACTGAAAGGAAGACTGGTCGTGCTTCCGACGAATATAAGGAAGCAATGCTTCATGCGATCCGCAACAACTTCCGGAACATCAGAAACGTGCTTTCTGAGGGGATTGATGCGGATGGAGGCTATCTGGTACCAGAGGAATACGATTCCAGATTGATTGAAGGTCTGGAGGAGGAAAATATCTTCCGTAAACTTGGAACCACGATTACTACAAGCGGGGAACGTAAGATCAACATTGCCGGTGCAAAACCTGCGGCGGCATGGATCGATGAGGGCGAAGAGCTTACGTTTGGTGATGCGAAATTCAGTCAGATCAATCTGGATGCCCATAAGCTTCATGTAGCTGTGAAGGTTACAGAGGAACTTTTGTATGACAATGCCTTTGGGTTGGAGAATTACCTGATCCGTCAGTTTTCCAAAGCACTGGCAAATGCAGAAGAGGATGCATTCCTCAATGGAGATGGCACCGGCAAGCCTCTTGGTATTTTTGCCGAAGAGGGCGGTGGTGAGATTGGAGTGACTACTGCGAGCGCAACAGACATTACAACGGATGAGATCATCAATCTTGTGTATGCATTGAAGCGCCCGTACCGTAAGAAAGCAAAGTTCATTATGAACGATGCGACCATTGCAGTAATTCGTAAGCTGAAAGATGAAAACGGGCAGTATTTATGGCAGCCTTCCCTGCAGGTTGGAGAGCCGGACAGACTCTTGGGCTATGAGGTGATGACTTCTGCATATGTTCCTACCATTGCAGCGGGTAAACCTGTTATTGCCTTTGGTGATTTCAGCTATTACAACATTGGTGACCGTGGAGTCCGTTCTTTCGCAGAACTGAAAGAACTGTTTGCCGGAAACGGTATGGTTGGTTTTGTTGCAAAAGAACGTGTGGATGGTAAGTTAGTGCTTGCCGAAGCGGTTCAGGTGCTTAAGATGGGTGCCTAAGATTGACAGAATGGTGGTGTCGGCTACGGCTGGCACCATTTAAAAATGCACCAAATTGTTGCTTAACAAAATGAAAATGTTCTGAAACGGAACATAAGCGTCGAAATGTGACGCAAGACGGAGGTGGAATTGTGGTAATCACACTGGAAGAAATGAAGAATTATCTTCGTGTGGACTTTGAGGATGATGATATTCTGCTCAGAAATATCATGGAATCCGCCCAGACCTTATGTATGGATGTGGCAAGAATCGCAGATGAGGCTGCTTTTGAAGAAGAACCTTGTGCCAGGATTGCAGTCATGTATGCGGTTGCCTATCTGTATGAGCACAGGGAAGAGGCAGACCACCATGCACTGACCTTATCACTCCGTTCCTTACTCTTCGGCTGCAGACAGGAGGGGTTCTGATGAAGATAGCTTTGCTGAATGAAAAAATCCTGTTTCAGAAGAGTGCTGTGGTTTCCGATGCCATTGGGAATCGTAAGGATAGCTGGGAGGATTATTACTCCTGTTTTGCAACGATTGGCGGGGAAGGCGGAAATGAGAAATCAGAAGCAGGGCAGACGGTAGATGATGCAAGCATTACATTTAGTGTTCGGTATTGCAGTCAACTTGTGGACATCATGTCCACGGGTTTCCGTATCCTGTTCCGAGGGGAGATTTACAACATTCTTTCCGTAGACCATAGGAATTATAAGAAGAAATCGTTGAAATTCCGATGTGAGAAAGCGAGGCGGTAAGGATGGCATCTACAGTAAATATCAATGAAATGGCGGATGTGATCATGCAGGGATTGACAGAGTATGCTGAGCTTGCCGCAGATGATATGAAAGAGGCTGTGAAGCATGCCAGTACCACCGTTCGTAAAGAGATTAAGGCGAATGCTCCGGAAGATACCGGAAAGTATGCGAAGAGCTGGGCTGCCAAAAAGGTCAGGGAGACATCCCAGACGCTGACCATGGTGGTTCATTCTAAGAACCGGTATCAGCTGGCTCATCTTCTGGAATATGGCCATGCGAAAAGGAATGGCGGGCGTGTTGAGGGAAGAGCGCATATTGCACCGGCGGAACAGCAGGGGATCCGTCAGCTGCAGGAAGAGATAGAAAGGGCACTCGGAGGTTAGTGTATGGAAGAATTATTGCAGATATTAAATGAAACGAAGATTCCTTTTGCATACCATCACTTTGCAGAGGGGGAATCACCGGAGCCGCCGTTTATCTGTTATCTGCTTCCGGGAAGCAATCACTTCTCTGCGGATGGCAAGGTCTATTACAAGATCAATGAGGTTCATATAGAACTGTATACGGACTGCAAGGATTTAGCGGCGGAACAGAAACTGGAGGATGTGTTGGATGAACACGGTATTTTTTACAATAAATCCGAGACTTGGATTGAAAGCGAAAGGCTTTATGAAGTTTTGTATATGTTTGAATGGGAGGTTTAAGAGATGGCAGAGAAGAATAATAAGGTGAAATATAATCTGAAAAATGCGCATTATGCGCTGCTTACCATTGCGGAGGATGGGGAGGTCTCTTTTGGGACACCGACACCGGTTCCGGGTTCGGTATCCATTTCACTGGATGCCAATGGGGAGCCGGAGAATTTTTATGCGGATGGCATTGCCTATTATGTGATCAACAATAACATGGGTTATGAGGGCGATTTGGAACTGGCGCTGATCCCGGAGAGCTTCCGTACGGAGGTTTTGAAGGAGGAACTGGATGATAAGGGAGTCCTGATCGAGAATGCACAGGTGGAATTGGAATCCTTTGCACTGCTGTTTGAGTTTGACGGCGATCAGAGACATATCCGCCATGTGCTTTATAACTGTGCTGCATCCCGACCGGGGATTGAGGGCCAGACTAATGAAGATACCAGGGAAGTGCAGACGGAGACGCTGACCATTAAGGCGACACCGCTTTCCAATGGTTTTGTGAAAGCGAAAACCGGAAATACCACAGATGCAACGGTCTACAATGACTGGTATAAATCGGTGTATATGCCGACAATCGCAGAAGCGGAGGAAGGAGATATGGCATAATGAGTTTGATGAAACAGATCGAGATTGATGGGAAACAGGTGGCTTTTAAGGCATCTGCAGCGATTCCTAGGATTTACCGTATGAAGTTCCAGAGGGATATATATAAAGACCTGAAGGCATTGGAGAAATCCATTGTCGAGGGCAGTGAGGAAAGTTCCAATCTGGATATGTTTTCTTTGGAGATGTTTGAAAATATTGCATTTGTCATGGCGAAACATGCGGATGCATCCATCCCGGATACACCGGAAGAGTGGCTGGATGGGTTCAATACCTTTTCTATTTATCAGGTGCTTCCGCAGCTGATCGAGCTGTGGGGACTGAATGTAAAAACGGATGTGGAGGCTAAAAAAAACTTCGCCCGACAGACCGTGAGATGACAACACCATTATTCCTGCTAAGGTGCGTACAGTTAGGTCTGTCGATGGCAGATTTGGAGCTGCTGTCGATAGGCCTTATCAATGATATGTATGCGGAAAGCCGGAATGATGAGTGTAAATATGTGCAGCTAGCGACGCAGGAGGATTTTGATAAGTTCTAATTGTAGGAGATTTTTCTCCATGCTATAATTACGAGTAGGGAGAGGATTGCTTTTTCGCTAAATTTGAAGTTGTAGAGGTAATGATTGTGAAAATTGTAGAAGTAAAAGATAGAGCTACAGAACTGGTTGAGCAGCTATTAAATGTATGGGAGAGTTCTGTTAAGGCAACCCATTTGTTTTTATCAGATGATGAAATATGTAATATCAAGAAATATGTTCCTCAAGCTCTAACGGATGTACCTGTTCTGATAGTTGCGAAGAATGAAAATGGAAAGCCGATAGGATTTATGGGCATTTCAGATAAAATGCTTGAAATGTTATTCGTTTCAAATGAAAGCAGAGGGCAAGGAATTGGCAAACAATTATTGCAATATGGTATTGAGACTTATTCTGTAAATGAGCTTTCTGTTAATGAGCAAAATCCACTTGCAAAGGGATTTTATGAATATATGGGTTTTGAGGCTTATAAAAGAACAGAATTAGACGAACAAGGAAACCTATACCCGCTATTGTATATGAGAAGACATCGGTAGATTCAAGTTTGCAAAATCGAATATTATGGTATATGAGCATCTGTCGGACTGGCAGGTGCTTTCTTTTTGGCTCGGAGAAATCCGGGCTTTTTTAATGCTTAAAAACGGGAGGTGAGAGTTGAATGGCAGGCAGAATACAGGGGATTACCGTGGAAATCGGCGGGGATACCACGAAGCTTACAACTGCATTGAGGGGTGTGAACAGTGAGATACGGAATACCCAGTCACAGCTTCGTGATGTGGAAAAGCTGTTGAAACTGGATCCGGGCAATACGGAACTCTTATCCCAGAAGCAAAGGATCCTGAATAATGAGGTTCAGGTGACAAAGGAAAAACTGGAAGCGTTGAAGACTGCCAGTGAACAGGCCAATGCCGCTTTGGATCAGGGAACGATCACGCAGTCCCAGTATGATGGGCTCCAGAGAGAGAGCATTGCGACGGAACAGACGTTGGAAGCTTTGGAAAAACAAGCGGAACAGTCGGCTGTGGCATTGCAGAAGATTTCTGTAACCGGTACAAAGCTACAGGATGTCGGAAGCAGGGTTGAGGGTGTCGGTAAGTCATTGCTTCCGATGTCAGCGGCGATTGTAGGTGTCGGAGCAGCGGGGATTAAAGTGGCATCTGATTTTGAAAAGGCAATGTCGGGGGTTCAGGCTATTACGGGAGCAACCGGGGAAGATTTTGAGAAACTCCGGGAGAAAGCGATTGATCTTGGCGCTTCCACTTCCTTTTCTTCCGGGGAAGTGGCGGAAGCAATGACAGAGATGGCGAAGGCCGGCTGGTCTACCACACAGATTTTGGATGGCATGGCCGGTGTACTGGATGCGACAGCTGCTTCCGGAGAAGGTCTTGGTACCGTATCGACGATCGTGGCAGATGCGATTACAGGATTTGGTTTATCAGCGAAGGATTCTGCCAGGGTGGCTGACCTTATGACACAGGCAGCGAACTCCGGTACGATCGGTATTTCTGATGTGGGGGAATCTTATAAATATGTGGCACCACTGGCACAATCCATGGGATTGTCTATTGAGGATGTGACAACAGCCTTGTCCGCCATGTCTATGGCTGGTATCAAAGGTTCGCAGGCAGGTACTTCCCTTAGAACGGTGCTTGCCAATATGGCAAAACCGTCCAGTACGGTGGCATCTGCTATGGATGAATTGAATCTTAGCATTACCAACAGTGACGGTTCTTTTAAGTCCCTGGATGAAATCATCACAACCATGCGGAGCAGTTTCAATGGGCTGACGGATGACCAGAAGGCTTATTATGCAACAGCACTCACCGGTAAGGAAGACATGTCCGGTCTGATCTCGCTTTTGAATCTGACACAGGGAGAGTATGATGCCCTGACGGCTTCCATGAATAGCTGTTCCGGTGTTGCCGGAGAAACAGCCGCAGTGATGCAGGATAATTTACAGAGCAAGGTGGAACAGCTTGGCGGTGCATTGGAATCCCTGGCGATTAAACTATCGGAGTATGTACTTCCATTTCTGACCGGTCTGGTGGAGAAAATAACGGCGGCGGTGGATGCTTTTAGCAACATGAATCCTATCGTACAGCAGGTGGTTCTGGTGATTGGCGGTATCCTGGCTGTTGCGGGACCGATCCTGATCGTGATCGGAAAACTGATCACAGCCGTGGGAACCATTATGACGGTCGTTCCAAAGCTTGCCGGTGTAATCAATACGGTAAAGACAGCCTTTGCTGCATTGAATACGGTGATGCTTGCCAATCCGATTGCCTTGATCATTGCAACGATTACTGCGTTGGTGGCGGCATTTCTTTATTTATGGAATACCAATGAGGCGTTCAGGCAGTTTTGGATTGATTTGTGGGAGAACATCAAAGAGGTTGCCATTGCAGTATGGACGGCAATCAAAGAGTTCTTTGTATCTGCATGGGAGGCGATCAGCAGTGTTGCCCAGACGATCTGGAATGGGATTAAGAATTTCTTTTCTTCCTTGTGGGAAGGAATCAAGACTATATTTTCCACGGTGCTGGGGGCAATCAGTACGATTGTTACTACTTATTTTAATGCTTATAAAACGATTATCACAACGGTATTCCATGCAATCAAGACGGTGATTACCACAGTTCTGAATGCAATTAAAACTTTAGTTACAACGGTATGGAATGCGATTAAGAATGTGTTTGTCACGGTGCTGGATACCATTAAATCTGTAGTGTCCGGTACATTCAATTCCATGTGGAATGGCATTAAGAGTACGGTCAATGGAATTGTGGATACGATCAAAAACGGATTCAACAATGCGGTCAGTTTCATTAGAAGCCTGGCATCTTCTGCTTTTTCCTGGGGTGCGGATATCATTAACGGGATCGTGAACGGTATCCAGAGCTGTATCGGGAGAATCCGGGATGCAGTGGGAAATGTGGCGGAAACGATCCGTTCTTTTCTGCATTTCTCTGTGCCGGATGAAGGTCCGCTTACGGATTATGAAAGCTGGATGCCGGACTTTATGAGCGGCTTAGTAAAGGGGATTGAGCAGAGCAGGGCAATGGTTTCAAAGGCTGTGGAAGGTGTTGCCGGAGATATGGTCATTACTCCGCGGATGCCGGAGATGGAGTCACGTTTTGTTACGCCATCTGAAAGCGGTGTGACAGCCACTGGATTATCCGGTATCACATCTGCTATTACCGAAGCACTGAGCCAGATGAACGGACAGCAGGGAGATATCGTGATCCCCATTTATCTGGGCGGAACGATGCTGGATGAAGTGATTGTGAATGCACAGCAGAGAATGAATCTAAGAAGCGGGGGAAGGTAGGATGGCATTTTTTGAATATTTGAAATTTGACGGGGCGGTGCTTCCCTTGCCGGATTCTTATGAAGTGGAATATACGGATGTGGAAGCGGACTCCGGAGGAGAGACAGAGGCAGGAACCATACAGAGGGACGTTGTCCGGCATGGAGTAGTGAGCATTCCGGTTACATTTTCGGTTACGAGTAAGTGGCTGGCAAGGCTGTCCGCTTATGCGAAGAAGAATAAGATTACGGTGCAGTATTTCGACACGGAACTGGCAGATCTGAAACAGACGGAAATGTATGTGGAAGGATTTAAGGCAAAGCTTAAGAAAGATACGAGCTATAAGGGACTGTGGACGGTAAGTTTTACGCTGAAGGAAATGTGATTTTGTAATGACGGGAAGGGAGTTAACTGGTATAATTGTTTGTATCAAAATGGAATTTGCGTAAGGAGTTAAATTACAATGAAAACAATTAGACTTTTATATCCTGACTATGTTAGTGGTGGGCTTGACACATACTATTTTGGTGCCAATTTGTTGTAATATATATTACCTCAGAACCCAAATCAAACTATTGTGAAAGTGGATATTATTCCACCTGATGGCGAAGAGAAAATTGTTACAAATGGAATATATGCTGAGAAAGAAGTTTTGTTCGGAATCAGAGATGCACAGGAAAAGATTAGCAAAGAAAATCCTGATAGGATTATCACCATCGGAGGTAACTGTATGGTGTCCCTTGCACCATTTGATTATCTGCATGGCAAATACGAAAATGTTGGTATTATTTGGATTGATGCACATCCAGACGTATCGACATTGGCGGATGGATATCCGAATGCCCATGCAATGGTGCTTGGCAGTCTTTTAGGCCATGGCGCAGTACAACTGACGAAAGAAATAAAGAACTCTCAGTTCAAACCAGATGAAATTTTCTATATCGGACTTCAACCACTTCATGATTATCAAGAAAAATATCTTAGTAATATGGGTGTGAAGTATAAGGTGCAGGATAAGAATTTTGTAACCAACTCAGAAATCATTGATTTCATAGGTCGGTTTGACCATATTCTTATACATTTTGATATAGATGTATTGGACGAACATTTCTTCCATTCTACTTATTTTGCAAACTCGGAATTAGTTGGTGATGGCGCTGGTGGCGGTAAAATGACAATGGAAAAATTATCTGAAATTCTGTATTTAATTACAGAACATGCGGATGTTATAGGTTTTACAGTGGCTGAATATCTCCCGTTTGATGAACACAGACTACATAAGATGTTTGCTGAAATCAAGATGTTTACAGATTAAAAAAATTCAGTTTGTGTGTGGCAGTGCAGAAGTGTATTGTAGTAGTGGAGGGTATATGGAACGGTTAGAATCATTTGAAAAAATGCTTGAGGATATTAAGAAACAGGCAGAGTATGAAAGAGTGCAGATGGAGAAACTGAAAGCGGAGGGGAAAGAAAAATCTGCCACCTACCGTCAGTATTTTGGAAACCGTATGCTCTATAAGATGATACTGGATAAGTATCGGGAGTATGGCTTGTTGGAATAGACAGGATAAAAAATATATCAAGATGTGATTTCTATCATTTTCATACAAAAAGTATTAGGCATCAGTCACGAAAGTGGTTGGTGCTTTTTTAACGCGCAGAAACGGGAGGAGGTGTTTTTTTGTACCCGGTAAGTGAAGCGTTCCTGCAGGAGGTGCAGGAGAACACAAGGAGATATTACTGGACGGGAAAGATTACCACGAAGGCGGGGATGGTGCATGAGTTTTCAGAGAAAGATATTGTAAAAGGAAGCGGGTATATTTCTTCCCAGTGCTGCGGCAATACGGAAATGGAGCTTGGTTCGGTGTATGCTGCGGAGATGGGAATTACACTGTTTTCTGAAATCGACAGGTACACACTGGAAGATGCATTGGTGGAACTGTATTATCATCTGCTGGTGGGTGAAGGATATGAAATGGTTCCGATGGGGATTTATGAGGTCAGTGAGGCGAACCGGACGATACGGTGTCTGGAGATTAAGGCGTATGACTATATGCTTCGGTTTGAAAAAGATTTCAATACAACGGATACGATAGGAAATGCCTATAAGATCATCATGCTCTGCTGCAAAGCCTGTAAGGTAGAGTTTGCACATACCCAGGCAGAGGTTGAGTCTATGCCCAATGGATCAGAGGTTCTTTCTATTTATAGTGAAAATGATATTGAAACCTACCGGGATGTGCTGTTTTATATTGGGCAGGTTCTTGGAGGTTTCTTTTGCATCAACCGCGAAGGGAAGCTGGAGCTTCGGAAATTTGGCAGTGAACCGGTCATGGATATCAGCAATAAGCAGAGGTTTTCCAGCAGTTTTTCTGATTTTATTACCAGATATACCGCAGTCAGTTCCACGAACCTGAGGACACAGACTGCGGAGTATTATGCGCTGGAAACGGATGATGGACTGACCATGAATCTGGGGACGAATCCTTTTTTACAGTTTGGTGTGGAAGAAACGAGACAGGAATTGTGTGAACAGATCCTGGCGGATATTTCGGTAATAAATTATGTGCCTTTTGATTCGGAAACCATTGGGAATCCGGCATTGGATCTGGGAGATGTATTAAGGTTCAGTGGTGGTCAGGCGGATGGGGAACAAATTACCTGTATTACGTTCTCCCAGTGCAGGATTGGTGGGAAACATTCCCTTCGCTGTGTGGGGAAGAATCCTCGTCTTGCACAGGCGAAGTCTAAGAATGATAAAAACTTTCCGGGCTTTTGAATCAGGTGGATGCCGGAAAGATCGGGATTCATACCTTTGCCAATGCCTCTGCGTATACATTGGCAGATACGGATACAAAGATTATCAGTATTGAGTTTGCCACAACAGAAGAAAACCATGCCCAGTTCTTTGGACAGGTGGTGGTGGATGCGGCGGCGCTGCAGGCAGAGAGGACTGCAAGTGCGAAAGGGACGATCTCCATTCCATTTACGGAGACAGATACAGAGACCGGGGAAACGACAGATAATCCGCTTGAAGTGGAGATTCCGATTACCTGGTCGGAGGATGGCAAAGTCTTATGCTATGTGACCTTTGAATTGAATGATGAAATCATTACTGTGCATTGCCCGGTGGAAACATGGCACAGCGGCAAACACATTCTTTCCTTATATTACCCAATCGAAAGTGTGGTGCCTGATATTACGAACACATTTAATGTTTACCTTCGCATGGAAAATGGGACGGGTTTCGTTGGGATTGGGGACTGCATTGCATCTATCAGTGGACAGGCAATGGCAGCGGCTCCGGCATGGGATGGAAAGATTGAGATTGAAGAAAAGACCGGCAGGTTTATCCTTGGCGGCGGCATGGACGTGAAGAACATTACGGATATCATGCAGATGGAGACAATGGAACTGGTACAGCGGGCATATACGGATCACATGACTGGCAGAACAGCAATCTGTGCTTTCTGCAGGCCTGTGACGGTTGAATAGGAGGGATTTTTATGAGGTTAAAGGGAACAATGGTCATGGAACTGACGGATGTGAATACCGGGGAAGTGGAAACGGTTGTGGAAGAAAATATGGTGACCAATGCGGTAAATAACATTCTGGGACTGAATCCCATGGCAATATTTTATACGGAAGAGGAATATTCTACAGGTCTTATATGGACAGACAATCTGCTTCCCATCTGTCCGAACATGATCGGTGGAATTTTGCTCTTTCCAAAGACATTGGAAGAGAATGCGGACAATATTTATGTGCAGTCGGATAACCTTCCGGTTGCCTATGCATCCAATAATGTCAATTCCACAGCCAATACGGTGAGAGGGAGTCTGAACCTGACGGAGAGTAAGGCGCTGGATAACGGATATAAGTTTGTCTGGGAATTTACGCCGAGCCAGGGGAATGGAACAATCGCAGCCATTGCACTAACCGGGGCAAAAGGCGGGGAAAACGGATTCGGGAGCAGCGTGGCAGATGCCAGTACCTTTTTACAGCTGAAAGCAGTGGATATTGGGGATCTTGGTCTTGCAAAACAGATGGTATTGTTTGAAACAGCAGAGGTTGATTTTGAGAACGATATCCTGTATTCCATCACCTTTGAAGATTCCAGTGTGCGTGTCAGGAAGAGCCGTATCCCTGTTTTCAGTATTGGTTTGAATGAAAAGATCAATGATTCCACATATAAGGTCTTGGAAGATAAAACGATTACAGCGTCAACCTTTGAATTTTTTGGAAGCTACACAAAGCATGGTGAGTTTCTGGATGGACAGGACGGATACTGGTATGGTTTTTCTAATGAGGGGAATTCTTCCGGGGATGCGGCTATGCTGTGGGTTAAGATTTCAAAAACAGATTATTCCATTGAAGAAGGTTCGTGGACGTTATCCAATGCGCATCTGATGGCAGTGGGGGAACGCGCCACGGATTCCAGTTTTCCGGAAAGGGTGTGCAGGTGCTGTATGAGGAACGGTTACCTGTATGTACCAGCCTATGATAAGAAGGGGATTTATAAAATCAATGTCAAAAATTCAGCCGATATCACACGGATCCCGTTTGGATTTACTTCCGGTGGGAAGCCGCTTTGTGAATCCGGCACCTGTGAACTGTATCTGACGCTGATCGGAGACCTTATCATTGGTACGGATTATCAGATTACAGCAGATGATACGGTGGTTAAAACGAAAGGGAACCAGAGGCTGAACCATGCGGCAACCCCGCTGTTTCAGTATAAGCAGTTCCTTTTGGGATGGGGCGGAAGTTATGGGAAAGAGTACAGGACCATGTACCTGCTCACGCCTTATCTTGCAACGATCAACAATTTATCCTCAGCGGTGGTAAAGACTACGGATAAGACCATGAAGATTACCTACACGCTGACGGAAGAAGCAGAATAATATCAGACTTTTGCGGTCAGAGACTAACCGGACGGGAGTTACTTAGACTGTTTTGCAGGACTGGCATGATAGATATTGGAGCTTTCAATTTGAATCACAGACATCTGAGGCTGCCAAAGAAGGAACTGCGGCACATGCCCTTTGTGAACACAAACTTAAGAAAGCTCTGAAGAAGAGAAGCAAACGTCCGGTATCAGATTATAACTCCGATGAGATGGAGGAATGCACCGATTCTTATACAGAGTATGTCATGGAGCAGTACGAAGAGGCAAAGAAGTCTTGTAAAGACCCGATCATCCTCATCGAGCAGAGACTTGATTTTTCCTGCCATGTGCCGGATGGATTTGGTACGGGAGACTGCATCATTATTTCAGATGATACCCTTCATATCATTGATTTCAAATATGGACGAGGCATTTTTGTTGAAGCGGAACATAACCCACAGATGATGTTGTATGCATTAGGGGCGTTGGAAATCTACGATGCACTCTACGATATCAAGAAAGTGTCGATGACAATCTTTCAGCCCAGGAGGGAAAATATCAGTACATGGACAATTTCAATTGAAGAATTGAAAAGTTGGGCGGAGGACGAATTAAAGCCAAAAGCGCAGATGGCTTATGATGGAGAGGGTGAGTATCTTCCGGGAGAATGGTGTACCTTCTGCAAGGCCGCAGTCAAATGCAGAGCCAGAGCAGAAGAAAAAATGAAGCTTGCCAGACTTGAATTTAAATTGCCGCCACTTCTTACGGATACGGAAATTGAAGAAGTTCTTGCTGTGCTGCCGGATCTTACCAAGTGGGCAAACGAAATCACAGCTTACGCTACTGAGGCTGCAGTAAACCACGGAAAAGAATGGAATGGATTTAAAGTAGTAGAAGGTCGTTCCAATCGTAAGTACCGTGATGAGCAGTTGGTGGCAGAAGCAGCAAAGGAACATGGTTATATAGATATTTATCGTCAGTCTTTGATTCCGATGACGGAGATGCAGAAATTGATGGGAAAAACTGTTTTTGAGGAGATTCTCGGTGATCTCATTTATAAACCACCGGGTAAGCCGACTCTTGTATCGATTACAGACAAGCGTCCGGCAATGAATGTATCAAACGTAAAAAACGAATTTAATGAAATCATGGAGGATTAATATTATGGCAAATATGAACAGAACGAAAGTTATCACAGGTGTAAACACAAGATTATCTTATTTTCACGGATGGGAGCCTGTTTCCATCAATGGCGGTGGAGAAAGGTATTCCGTATCTGTACTGATTCCAAAAACAGATACGGAAACAGTAAATGCGATCAATGCGGCTATTGATGCTGCAATCGAAGATGGGATTGCAAAATTCGGCGAAAAGAAACCGAATAAGGCTACTATCAAGTTACCTTTAAGAGATGGTGATATTGAACGTGACGATGAAGCATATAAAGGGCATTACTTCATCAATGCCAACAGTACAACAGCACCACAGATTGTTGACCGTGCAGTAAAACCTATCCTTGACAGAGGGGAAGTGTATTCTGGCTGCTATGCAAGAGTATCTCTTAACTTTTATGCATTCAATTCCAACGGAAATAAAGGTATCGCTTGCGGTCTTGGCAATATTCAGAAAATCCGTGACGGAGAATCCCTTGGCGGTAAGACTTCTGCTGCAGATGATTTCGGTACAGTAGATGACGATGACTTTTTAGCATAAGGAGGGCAACATCATGACAGAAGTACAGAACTTTATGCTTACAGTTTGTTTCGGATGTACGATGGGGTTCTTAATTGGGACTTTCAGCATCATGGTTTCAGATGGCATCAGCTATCTGAAGAAAAAGAGACGTAAGAAAAAAGAGCAAAAAGAACAGGAAAAAGCGGAATAATCAGTTTAGGGCGGTATGGGGGAATCTTGTATCGCCCGCTTTTTTATTGGAGGCAGTGAATGTAAAATTTAGAAATAGATATTGAAACATTCTCTTCAGTCAATCTGTCAAAGGCAGGAGTGTACCGATATGTGGAATCACCGGACTTTGAAGTTCTGCTCTTTGGTTATAGTATTGATGGCGGAGAAGTAAAAGTAATAGATCTTGCTTGTGGGGAAAGAATGCCACAGGAAATACATGATGCCCTGGAAAATGATTCTGTTACAAAGTGGGCTTTTAATGCACAGTTTGAAAGAATCTGTTTATCGAAGTTTCTTGAATATGAGCATGGGACTTATCTTGAACCAGATTCATGGAAATGTTCGATGGTGTGGTCTGCGTATATGGGACTTCCGTTGTCACTGGAAGGTGCAGGTGCCGTTCTTGGACTGGAAAAGCAGAAACTGACTGAGGGAAAAGATCTTATCAGATATTTTTGTACACCGTGTAACCCAACAAAATCCAATGGCGGCAGAACAAGAAATCTGCCACAGCATGATATGGAAAAGTGGGAACGATTCAAAGCATATAACATTCGTGATGTGGAAGCAGAGATGCAGATTCAGAGCAGACTGCAGAAATTCCCTGTGCCGGATTTTGTATGGGATGAATATGATCTTGACCAGGAAATCAACGACAGAGGCATTCTGGTTGATACTGATTTTGTAGAAAAGTGTATTGAGATTGATAAAGTATCTCGTGAAAAACTTATGACAAAACTGCAGGAACTGACCAGTCTTGACAATCCTAATTCGGCAGTACAGATGAAAGAATGGCTGTCCGATAATGGAGTCGAAACGGAAACACTTGATAAAAAGGCGGTTGCAGCGCTGATTAATGAAGTGCCAGACAATATGTCAGAGGTGCTTTCTTTAAGACAGAAACTGGTCAAATCATCGGTGCGTAAATATCAGGCAATGCAGAATTCTATGTGTAAAGATGGCAGGGTAAGGGGAATGTTTCAGTTCTACGGTGCTAATCGCACAGGACGATTTGCGGGAAGACTTGTACAACTGCAGAATCTTCCGCAGAATCATATGGGAAGATTTGGCGGAAGCAAGAGCTCTTATGAGATGTGATAACTATGATTCTCTCGACCTTTTATATGACGATATCCCAGATACCTTATCACAGTTGATCAGAACAGCGTTTATCCCTACGGTGAACAAAACGTTCATCGTTGCAGACTTTTCTGCCATTGAAGCTAGGGTAATTGCATGGTTTGCAGGGGAATCTTGGAGAATAGATGTATTTGAAAAGGGTGGAGACATCTATTGTGCATCGGCAAGTCAGATGTTTGGTGTTCCGGTTGAAAAGCACGGAGTGAATGGACATCTTCGTCAGAAGGGTAAAATTGCGGAGCTTGCGTTAGGATACGGAGGATCGACAGGCGCTTTGAAATCTATGGGTGCTCTTGAGATGGGACTTGCGGAAGAAGAACTGCCGGAACTGGTATCAGTTTGGAGAAGTTCAAATCCAAATATCATTAGATTCTGGTAGGATGTTGATAATGCTGTGAAAAAAGCTATAAAGCAAAAGACAACCGCTGTAACACACGGTGTTCATTTTTCCTGCAGAAGTGGGATGTTGTTTATTACCTTGCCATCCGGCAGAGTCCTTTCCTATGTAAAACCACGCATGGGAGAGAATAAGTTCGGTGGTGAGTCTGTCACATATGAAGGGGTGGGTGGTACGAAAAAGTGGGAACGCTTAGAAAGCTACGGTCCTAAATTCGTGGAAAATATCGTTCAGGCAACATCCCGTGACATACTGATGTATGCTATGAAGACACTCCGGTGCTGCAGAATCGTTGCTCATGTTCATGATGAAATTATTATTGAAGCAGATCCATGCATGAGCCTTGAGGCTGTGTGTGAACAGATGGCAAGAGTGCCGAAGTGGGCAGAAGGGCTACTCCTTCGTGCTGATGGCTATACTTGTGATTTTTATAAAAAAGATTAAAACGTCCTTTTTTGCCTCCTGCCAAGGCTACCTGGTAGGAGGTGTTTTCTTTATGACAAATGAACAAAAACTTCAGATAGCTGCATACCGCAAGACAGGAATGGGGTATAGCAGATTGCAAAGGAACTGGATTTGTCTGCAAATAGTGTAAAATCCTATTGCAGAAGAAATGGTCTGAGCAGTGAAGCCTTAGAACAGAGCTTACCAGAGACGGTTTGCGAGAACTGCGGCAAAAGTATTGAACAGAAAAAAGGAAAGAAGAGAAAGAGATTCTGTTCCGATAAATGCAGGAATCAGTGGTGGAATTCTCATCTGGATCAGGTAAAACGAAAGGCGATTTATGAGTATATCTGTCCTGCCTGCGGCAAGCCTTTTTCTGTGTATGGGAATGCAAAGAGGAAATATTGCAGTCATGTCTGCTATGTAAAGGGCAGGTTTGAAATACAGGATAAAGAATAAGAAATATAGTGGAGAAAGTAGTTGCATTTTTCCAGACTTTACGGGAATATACGACTACCAAAAAATATGGAGGTGCGGCATATGGAGAAGTTGCCATTAAGTGAAAAATATATGCTTTCAATCAATGAGGCAGGATCCTATTTTAATATTGGTGTGAAGAAGATGCGGAGATTGGCAGAAGATAATCTGGGAACATTTGCTGTGTATAGTGGAAATCGATACCTGATTATACGTACAAAGTTTGAGGAATTTCTGCAGAATAATCCCATGATATAAATGCATTTATTCTGCCGAAAGTAGTTGCTATTTATGCGGTTTAGAGTGATATATGTTACTACCAAAAGCGAAGAAGGAGGAAGACACGATGAGCAGACCATCACTAGCAGATAAGGATTTTCTTACAGTCATCGAAACGGCAGAATATTTTGGACTTAGTAGGAGAAAGTTGTTCCGACTGGCGGAAGAGAAGAATTTGCCTTTTATGGCGATGTACGGCACTCGCAAGTTGATCATTAAAGACGAATTTATCAAATACTTGAAGAAACCGGGAGTAAAGGAGGGGTTAGCAAATGGCAAGCCAAGGACAAAGAAGAGACTCGAAGCATAGGATTTTACACACTGGCGAATCAATCAGAGCCAACGGAAAATACCAGTATAAATATGTAGTGGATGGGAAACCTAAATTTCTTTACAGTTGGAGACTGGTTCCAACAGATCCGTAGCCGGTAGGAAAGCAGCCCTGCCTTTCCCTTAGGGAACTGGAGAAGATGGTACAGCAGGATTTAGATTCCAAACTGGATCCAATGGGTAAAAAGATGATGGTAAATGAGCTGATTGACCGTTATCTGCAGACGAGAACCGGTGTGAAGCCGAATACCCTCATCAATTATAAATTTGTAAAGAATTTGATGGAAAAAGAGGAGTTTGGAAGTAAGAAGATTTCGGAAGTAAAGACGTCGGATGCAAAGTTATTTCTTATTAAGTTACAGCAGGATGGGCGAGGGTCAAGCAGCATTAAAACGGTGCGAGGTGTTCTCAGACCGGCATTTCAGATGGCAATGGATGATGATATTATCGTAAAAAATCCATTTGCATTCCAGCTTGCCGGTGTGGTGGTGAATACGGAGCATACCAGAGAAGCTATCACGAAAGACCAGATGAGGAAGTTCCTAAAGTTTGTACATGACGATAATGTGTACTGCAAATACTATGAGGTATTCTACATCTTATTTCATACAGGGCTTCGAATTTCGGAATTTTGCGGATTAACCATTAAGGATATTGATTTGAAGAACCGCATCATCAACATTGATCATCAGCTTCAGCGAATCGGCAGCATGGAGTACCACATTGAATCTACGAAGACCAACGCCGGAACTAGAAAGATTCCGATGACAGAGGATGTGTTCCGAATGTTTCAGGCGATTCTGGAAGACAGACCAACGGATCTTCCGGAGATTATGGTGGATGGTTATGTGGGATTCCTTTTCAGAGATAAGGACGGGATGCCGGAAGTGGCGCTGCATTGGGAGCATCGATTTAAAAATGCAGTGAATCGGTACAACAGCATTTTCAAAGTACAGATGCCGAAGATCACGCTGCACATTTGCAGACATACTTACTGCAGTAATCAGGCGAAAGCTGGAATGAATCCAAAAACGCTGCAGTACCTAATGGGGCATTCGGATATCGGAGTGACGATGAATACGTACACGCATCTCGGTTTGGATGATGCGAAGAACGAGATGATTCGCATGGAGGAACTGGAGCAGGCGAGGAAAGAAGTGGATAAGGCGGAAGGTAAGAAGCCGATGAGGCAGAATATGTTTAAGATAGTATAAGATGAATGGAGGCGCTCAGGGATTGGAAGAATCCTTGGGCGTTATTTTTGTGTTGGGAATTGTGGAGATACGAGAAAGATTGTATAATTGAGGCAGATTAGAATATGCGAAAAACTTATGTGCTTAGGAAAAGTATTGGCAAGGAGCAATTTATGAAGTGGATAGTTAATATGAAAATAAAAGACTATGTCCGTAATTGGAGTGATCAAGAAATAAAAACAGAATATAAAGGCGTTTGTGCGGATATCAAAATAAAAGACACTAATTGTGAGTTGATTCTTGAAGGCAATGAAAATATCAAAACTGTGTTTAAATTGATTTGGGAGTTACTGTTTCTATATGATGGGTATTTTTATGAGCCAATATCATTTGAAATTGATGGACATAAAAAGGACTGTAAAGAACTTTTTACATTATCATTTTATAAGACGGATAAAAAATGGTATCATTCAGAATTGTTAGGAAGATCGAAAAGAAATTTAGCAACAAATGTGTTGGAAAAGTATGATAAATTTCGTAATATGAGTATTTCAGATAAAAAAATGACCAAATCGCTAGTGAATGCATTTTATTATTTGAATTCAGAAAATTACGGGAAAATAAATGTTAACCACAGATTATCGTTATTATTAAATATCGCAGATGGTTTTGTGATAAATACATTTAAAGAGACGAATAATGTAAAAGCCAGTTTGGATAGATTTTTTAAGAAGACTGTAGATAGTACAAAATTGCAACAAGGGATTTCTTTGCTTGGTGTGGATGGTCAAAGATATAAAGTATTATTAACAGAAGAAAGACACACATTCGATCATTATAAATATTCAGAGAATAGTTTGGCTACTTTTGTGTTTGATTCAGAAGATGAAATTACAGATTATGCAACATGGTATTTTGTATATGTTATTGAACTTGTGATCAGAATAAATTTCTTAAAAGAATCGGGTGTTCTATTGGAACAAGATTACCTAGATTATGCATTAGAGGTTATAAATGATTGGATTATATATGAGAATGATTTAGAAGTGGATTGTAAAACGCACCACTATCTGATGAAACAAGAATTAAAACGAAAGGGAATTATTATGTAATAAATAATTTAGTTAGTAAAGATAAATTATGAAGAGTGATTCATACAAGTAATTTTTATAAGGAGACAGTAAATGTTTGGAACTGTTATTATAGATGCGTATAGAAGAGAAGAAGCTTTAGAAATGGCAAATGCGATTGATGATTTATGCTCGCCGAGAGATAATTACGGATGGGCTTCTGCAGGAATATATTGTTTTTGGGATTATTATGCCGAAGCAGTTCTTTATATAGGTTTAGCAGGAGATTTAGCAGAAAGATTTAAACAACATAATGGGATTTTGCCAGTTAAAGAAGGTTCAAAACAAAAGCAAATTGAAGATTATTTTTCAAAAAATGAACGATTAGGATATACGATATTTGTACAGTCACCGTTATCTCAACCATTAGTTCATAGAAATAGAAAAGGGTATGAAAAATTTGCACAAGAACAGAATTCTCCAATAGAGGATATGATGAGCGAGCAAGGACGGGATGATATAAAAAGAGTAGAAGGAATATTAATTGAAGCTTTTCGGAGAAAATTTGGTCATTTTCCGCCGTGGAATAATATGGGTGGTTCTACAGCAGGACAAGCAATAGTGATGGAAAATAATATCAATATTGTAAAAAGTTTTTGTCAACCAGATAATTACGCACTAAATCCTATAGTATCACGTTCTACGATTAGGGAATTATCGAAAAATCCAGAATGGGCATGGTATGAAAACTATTTGCATGCGGCAAGAATGAATTTACTTATGTTAGGAATGGAATATTATGAAGCCTTGGAATTTGTAAATAAAAATGATACACTTGGTACATATAAACGGATGAAGGAAAGCGGATATTTGGGAAAACGATTGATTGTTTAATGTTGCACCCCCTTAACCAAACAATCGTTAAAAGGTTCAAAAACCCCGGTAGTCTGCACCCCCTAAACAGACTACCAATTGACTACTACAGACTACTACACTTGGTCTCGAACTGCCGTATTTTGCCGTTTTTGCTACAGTTTCCGGAAAACTGTAGCTCTTGAAGAAATCCAAAAAAGTGCGTAAAATAGGGCAAAACGAGGCATTTCAGGAGGGAAAATACAATGATAAAAATACTTTTCATCTGCCACGGCAACATCTGCCGTTCTACAATGGCAGAATATGTTATGAAGGATTTAGTAAACAAGGCTGGCTTAGCGGACTCGTTCTATATTGATTCTGCCGCTACCAGTCGGGAGGAAATTGGGAATCCGGTTCACCGCGGCACGCGCCGGAAACTTACAGAAGAAGGGATTCCATGCGGGAATCACAGAGCGCGGCAGATAGAAAAAGGAGACTATGAAAAATTTGACTATCTGATCGGAATGGAAGAGTGGAATCTGCGGAATATGCTGCGGATTTTAGGGACAGATCCAAAAGAAAAGGTATGCCGGCTTCTGGACTTTTCAGATACCCCCAGAGACATTGCGGATCCTTGGTATACCGGCGATTTTGACACAACCTATGAAGATGTAAAAGAGGGCTGTGAAGCCCTCCTTGAAGAATGTCTCCTACGCCTCTAA